TCGCTTTCTGTGGGTTACACTGGTGCTGAGACCAAAAGATTGATTGCTTCTCTGGGTTTGCCATCATTGTCTTGTAGTACTTAGTAGGGAACATTGGGAAATTTGATTCACCATCTCCGACATTGGGATTCTGCACCCAAGTAATCTGTTCTGTATCCTTTAGTTCTATATCCTTTAAAGCGGGGGCTATCTTCCATTGATACTCTGGGTATTCTCTCCTGGTATAGTCATACACATCTCCTTCTCCCCAAGGAGAGCCGACCATTTTAATCCTACTACCCGATGGTCTCTCCCAGTGAGGGTCAACGAGAAGTTCATTTAAGTTGTCTATCCACGTGAAGGCATTCTTCATTACAACTATAGAATCAAGAGCGGCCTTTCCGATAATATCGTCGGGTCTAATTATGGTGAAATGTCCTGATTGAGCAGCACTCTTTATCCCAACAATTTGGATACTAGGGTCAGCATATATTCCCTCTCGTGGTAAATCTATTATCTCAGAACTCCAGCGAACATCTTTATCCTTAGTCCATGCGGGAGTAACTTTATGGAGTCTATCGGCGTAGACTTTCCTAAGAAGTTTATTACTCAGGAGTTGTTGTTTTATCCAGTTTAGTTTCTTCTTAGCTAACCCTGCTTTCTCCATGCCGATAAGCTGCCGTTCCTCTGGGTTTAGAAGATAGTCTCGTATGGCATCCCAACATGTGAAGTCCGTGCTTTTCAACCAGTCACGAGGCATACCAAGTCCGATTCTCTTATTGTTGGGGTCTTGCCACCAGTCGCAGAGTGGCTTATGAATTTCTAGAGTGGAGTCCTCACCCGCTTCCTTTGCCGCCCTCCCGAAAATCTTGATAAACCAAAAGAGTGAGCTGTCGGTGATGAAGCGGAGTTGAGAGAGAGTGAGGTTAGCTAAATCCAAGAGCTTCCTTTATTACATCCTTATCTGTATCTGTCAGCTCTTGTTCTCTTTTCTTTTCTTCGGGTGATACCTTCTCTATCTTTTCTGGGAGTAGTGCTTTATGGACTCTAGCGAGTAGCTTCGAGGCATCTGTTACATCTTTAGCCTTGGAGTCCTCATCTTTGATGATCTTTAGTAGTCTTTCACGTATGAGTCTCAGGTCTTTCTCTTTGTGATGGTCAATGGGTACGAGTTTCTTGGTCATAGTATCTTAATCAACACCCAGACTAGTCCGTTTAACACAGTGAAGCCACCCAGCATCCAAGCAATTTTTACACTAAGTTTATTAACTTTTTCTTCAAGCGAATGAAACTCGTTGTTCCGAAAGGCTTTAAAGTCCTCACGTAGAAAAATAACAATTTGGTGTAGTCCATTTATGTCCATAATTAATCCTTTAATTATAATATGTAATTTACAAGTCTTTGTAGCATAGGATTTGCCAAGGCTCGTAATTTCTTCTTTATGGTACGAGAATAGTACTCTTGTTCTGTTTTAGATTGGGAGAATTCATGTAACCTACTGAAAATAATTTCCTTTTGTCTTGCGGTAAAAAAAGCATCCAAACTCCTACTTAATGAAACTCCCCGAAAATCACCTTCTTTCTCAAGTATATTTAGAACAACCCTTTCCCACTCCTTGGAGTCAAGGTGAGGTAATGTTGGATGTGTTTTGTTGTCTGTTAATGCTAAATTTCCTGGGTTATCATTATGTGAGTCGCCGTCTTTATGGTGTACTAGTTCTTTGGGATTTAATTTCCTCCCTAGTTTTTGTTCCATGACTTTTCTATATTTGTTCATATATTTATTTTACCATATTGAAGATAATAAGTCCAGCTAAACCTAATACTATACTTGTTTTAAGCCCACCAGTTAGCTTGAGTCTTTTTATTTGCCAATCCTGAGCGGTTACAATAGATTCTAGCTTCTTCATATTCAAGGTAAGGGTATCATACATATCTTTATATGCATTACTAATGACCAGTTGTGCCTGATATTGTGCAGTAAGGCTGAATATTATGTCATCTTTATCTGCAATAATACTCTGGCTTAGTGAAAACTTCTCCTTCCACACTTCGACTTGTTTCATGAGGTTGTCAATTTTGGCGTCTTTGTCGGCAAGGCCACCAAACTCTTCCTCTAGCTCAGTAACCGTATTACCCAAAATTGAAATATGACTCTCCTTTATCTCAACCTTTTTATTAGCTTCAGCGATTAGTAAATCTTGTTCTTCAATCCTCTTCTCTTGTTCCTTTATTATCTCTTCCTTTATCAGCCTCTCCACTTTAGCTATCTGACTGGCTTCTTCATACCGCTCCTTCAACTCATCCGCCTTGCGGGAGTTGCCGCATTTGTCCATCAAGAGAAACACCATCGCCAAGCTTAGTGCGACAACTACTGTGACACCCTTTAGGTTCATTGCTTTCCACCATTAAGTTTCTGATGCCTCTGAAATAATCGCTTCCCTGTGTATGCCGTGAGTCCCAGCGTAATCCACGTAGCGTAGGTGCTGAATTGGGCAGTTTCACGAAATCCAGTAAACACAAAGGCACCGCTGAGCAGAGCAGCCCAAATCAAAAAAGCAATAGAAGTCCTAACTTTTATTTTACCCATTTTAATAAATAACCTTCGGACCTCTTGTGCCATATGTTTGTATCCCAGTACCAAAAATTCCTAAGATAGACACTGGCAACAACTCGGGATCTTCTTCAGCTAATTCATATATGTCTTGCATAACCATCGGTACAAACTTTTTGGCAGCTTCACTAGGTATGCTTCCACCAAAGGGGCCACGGCCTCGCAATAAAGCAACAGCAAAAGATGCGACAGGGGCTAGTTTATATTCCAATCCCCTCCCCACAAGACCCAACCTAGTTGGAGGCTTATATCCCTCGCCAACTCCAGTGATTTCTCCCGTTGTCGTGCTTTTAATCTGACCAGTCGTGAACTGTGCTGCCGTTCTAATGTATTGTTGGAAACCACCCATAATGTCGATACGAGTATCCTCAATTCTAATCTTACCAAAGTCAGCACTGCGCATATTAGTCTCTACATCAGCACCAGCTAACCTTGCCATCCCTAAGACAGTTGTAGCTGCTCCTGCAAATGCAAATAAAGATTGTAATGCTTGCTTCCTGACAAATGGGTCTAGCTTTATATAAAACCCAGGATTAAGTAAGTTTAGTCGGGAGGCCATTAATCTTGGTGAAAACAGAACTGTGTTGAGATTGACGGCAGACCTTTCAAGTATCTTCCACGAACCACGCCCACTCCCTGCGTTAACGAACTCAATAATACTATCTACGAGCTTAGGGTCTTTCCATGGGTTGCGTCCAGTCTTCTCGGCTGCCCTTACTAAATGGTCGAACACATCTGCCCTTAGTTTATTTGCAAAACCAGTGTATGCCCTATTCGATGCCCTAACTCCCTTGCCAACGAGTGGTATTTTCTCTGCCCACGCTGCTCCCATAAATGCTTCCTCTCGCAAACTAAGAGTAGCGTCCATCTCCGTAAGTGCCAGTTGTTTTTTACCGTATCGCTTCATTAGTTTATAAGTTGGGCGACTGGCTATTTCTTCACTTAGTAACTTGGATGCTTTTTCGCTCCCGAATAACTTGAATTGAGCAGCGAAAGATTTTGCAAACTCCTTGGGATAGCGAGCTGCAAGAAACACGCCCTGCCTGAGACCAAAAGATAAATCAAACGATGCCATAAGTGCCCGAGGAACATTTGCTCCCTCTAGCATACCAGTCTTAATTTTATCCCACACGGGACGCTTACTCATTATAGTTTGAATAAATTCCTTGGGGAAAACACGATTTAGTAAAACTAATTCTCCTTCAGTAGGTACAACACCACCATATTCCCCAAATAATTTAGCAAGTCCCTTTCTGGCTGGAACTGTTTCCAACCAAGTTAATGCTGGACTATCAGTAATCTGTTTAAACATTGAATCAATATCTGCCTGTGTTAGTTTATTCCTAATAGATTCAAACCCAGCTTTTGGTAATTCACCCTTCAGTTGTGCTATCTCAGTATAATATCCTTTTTCACCCTTAACCTTTTTGCCAACTGCTTCTGCTTTTACGAACTTCTTCCCACGTGCTTCTACATACAATGCTTCCTGCACTTTCCTGGTTTTACCCGCCTCTGTAATAGCATTTACAACTTTCTGATACGGGGATAGCTGTTCTATGTTTCCAAGTGGTAATTCTAGCTGTCCTGGAATCTTTGATTTTATCTCAAGTTTTTGTTTCTTACTTAAAAGCTTATTAGGCATCTCATCTATAACTCGGTGTATATCTTTCCCAGTGGTAGGCTTCCCAGCCTTTGCCTTTGCTTTCATTGACTTGTACCCACCTCTTGCGGTTACAAAGGCCAACATCAAGATGCCTGCTGGGTTATTTTCTATTGTATCACCAGGGTTTTGGACAAACTTATCAAATATTTCTGGCAAGTATGTGAAAAAATCAATGACACCTTTTCCAGCACCAACTCCTATTTCCTTGAGTCCAGGTTTTTTCTTTATTGATTGAAGGATAGCCTGTGGCTCTTCTCCGCCCACGACACTCCTGTATACATTTTCACCATACCATTCTTGTAGTTCTGGGCTCATCTTCTCGCCAAGCCTTACTGCTATCCTAGAAGCCTCTCTTTCGTCTATGATTTTCTCACGCATAAATTGTTGTATTTCGGTTGCTAGGTTTTTCCCCGATCTTTTCCAGAACTCCTTTGAGGGAGCTTGTTCAGTTATAAACTTAGACCAACCCTTGACTGCGGGTATCTCCTTAACAACTTCTCCTAGCGAAGGCCAGAATTCTTCTTGCCAACGAGAAGTGCCACCCTCGGGTGTGATGGGTTTAGCCTGCTCCATCCACTTGGATAAATAATCAGTTTGTTTCTGGGTAGCTTGGGGTTGTTGGGTTGGGTTCATCCACTTGGTTAGATAATCTTCTTGCTCAGGCATTGTTATTTCTTAAAAATCTCATACCATAATTTAATTTGACCGTTATCAAAATTTGGGTCATCTCTCAAGTCTCTTGTATTTGGCGATGCTATGTATTTTTTAAATGAATCAATGCCTCCTGCCATTAATCTATCCCGAAAGACACTGAACATGGCATCGTACTTTGCGATTACATCTAAATCCTCTACTGTTGGCACGCCATCTCTTTTATTTAAGATAGCCCTATTGTATCTTTCGGGCATATCTAGCCTATATCCCTGTGATGAGAGGGGAAGACCCCCTTCTTGTTTTTCTACTATTTTCCTTAATTTCCTAGAAACCATACGCCCCTTGTTATCTATGAGACCAGGGATGGTTTTAAAAAAATCCCTTATTTCCCTCATGTTACCATCTCTAATTGTAGCTCCCTTACGCCTCAATTCACCTGGTGTTAGTTCTTGTTTCAAATTAAATAGAGACTTGTTATATTGATCCTGAGTAATAGTTCCTACTCGTAAGGCTTCACCTAGGTCTTTCTTTTTCCTAGAATAAACATCTATTGGTTCTTGCCCTATCTTTAATATCATAGACAATGCTTCGCCCCTGTCCTTTGCCACTCCTTCTGCTACCAAAGAATCTGCTTTTTGAAGATAGTCGGGAGTTGTAGGTGGTTTAGGTGGTTGCAATGTTTTTTCAGTCTGGGCTTTCCACAACTCTTCCTGTACTCCCCAGCGTTCAAACTTCCTCTCTCGCTCTTCTCTCTCAATTCCTCTCTCGAATTCTCTCTCGCCACGTTCTTCGCCCCGTTCTTCTTTTAACTGTTTCATCATCATGATGTTTTGTAATAAATCTCTTATTCCCCGTCCCCATGCTGGGCCCTTCTGATAGGGATCGTGCCAAGGGCCTTGTGATTGAGGCCTACCATAATAAGAATATCCCTGTCTTTGTCTACCGTCCATTTTATATCTCCGTTAAGTTTTAATGCTTAAAAAATTAGCTAGTTGTTCTTTTAAGAATAGATTTTCTTTATAAACTTCCTGTACTCTTGTATTGTGTTCATTCCCTGGGAGTAATTTTAAATTCTCAATTCTATTATCTGTTTTAATTCCATTAATATGGTGGACAGTTTCCCAGAGATATAAGTATCTTCCGATGTGTTTTTCCATTATAAGCCGATGTTCAAATACACAATTTCGGTTATTTTTATTAGGATGTTCAAAAACATAAATATAAACATAGCCTCCTTTCGCTACGCTTCTTCCACCCTTCCATTGAGCATTATTACTGCCGGAAAACTTTCCTTTACGAGCCTCGCTAAGGGTTCTTCTTGGAATATTAAGCTTCTTCATCGAGCGGAGAATGGCATTTTTGCGAACACCACAAATTTTAGCAATTTGACAAGAACTTAATTGCTTTTTCCAATATTGTTCAGTTAACCAATCTTTATTCCAATATATAAGCTTGCATTTTTTTCGTATTATTAATCGTACTTCTGAATGATTTCGTAATTTAATTCTTGATTTATGCATCCAATAACAAATTGTACTTTGTGAACACTCACACAACCTAGCCATCTCATATGTGCTTAATTCTTCATCCCAATACTTCTTTTGTAGCCAATCCTTATCTTCATATTGTTTCATCATGCCTATATTATACACCATATCAAGCCCATCATCAATATTACTTTAAGTTTATGATTATAAAAGCCCCAATAAAAACGGAAGCCAACTCATTATATTACCCCCAGCAGAAGGCCCATACATTTGGGGCCCAGTTGGAAGTCCAGTGGCTCCACCAAACATATACTGAAGTAAAGGTGAGTATTCAGGTTGAGTTCTCATAAACTCTTGAAGTAATGGGGCAATCTCTTGTTGTTGCATTTGCTGTAACATGCCTCCCATTCCCATCATTTGTTGTGATATGTCAGTTGGTAAGCGTGCGTATTGTTCACCCAGTCCTGCTAACTGTCCCGTGGCCCCTAAGCGTGCTCCTCTTTGACCCGCTATATCCTGCATTCTCATTTGTTCCATTTCGCTTCCAAATCTTTCCGATGCTCCGCCCCATATATCCTCAAGCCTACCAGCAAGTGGTGTTGACCAGCGAAGGCCTGAAAGACCAGCCTGTTCTCTCGCCTGCATGGCTTCTTCTTGTCCCCTTCTCTTGTACGGCAACCAAGCTTGCTGTGCGTACTCTTCTGTCATTCCTGGCATACCTGTTTGTGCCATCTCTGTTAATACATCACTTGCTACTCCCCATTGTGTAGGATATGGAAATTCTTCTCCCCCTGGAGGTGCCTCTTCTATTTGTTTCCATGGTTGTGCAGCTGCCATTGAAACAGCTTCAGGAGACCAGGGTTGTGTCGAGAATTTAGCCCATTCTGCTGGTATTTCTTCTGTTCTCATCCACCTCGTTCCACCCCAACTATAACCTTCACCTGGATATGTTTCCCATTCGGGAGGACGTGCCCCAGGGATATTGGTAGTGTACCCTGGTGTGCGTGTGAGTTTTTCTATATCAAACATTTGACCTGGTGGTGGCGGAAGTTGCTGTGGTTGTTGCATAAATGCCGCTGCACCAAGTTCGGATGACCAAGGCTGCTCTGAAAACTTAGCCCACTCCTGCGGTATCTGTGTTGTTGGCATCCAACTTGTTCCACCCCAGCTGTAACCCGCATCTGGACGTGTCCCCCATTCTGGGGGGCGTGCTCCAGGAATGTTTGCAGTATATCCTGGAGTACGAGATAGCCTCTCTAGGTCTATCGCTGTAGTTGGTTGTGGCCAGGATGCTGCCGAAGCGAGTTCGGATGACCAAGGTTGTGTTGAAAACTTAGCCCACTCTGCTGGTATGTCCCCCGCTGGCGTCCATCCCGCTCCTCCCCAACCGTAATCTCCAGTTGGGCGAGTTCCCCACTCTGGAGGACGGGCACCTGGAATATTAGCCTGGTACCCTGGAGTACGTGTGAGTTTTTCTAAATCTAGTATTTTTGTTGTGTCTATCATTTTAATCCTCTAGAAATCTTGAGTATCTTGTCTTTAGTAAATCTTTGTTTTTCTCATTAAATTTTTTAGCACTCTCAGTAAACATTGTTTTTATCTCTGAATCAGGCCCTTTCAAAAATCTGAAATATCTACTCGTCTGAGTAGGGTTTTTTATGGGTAGATTCCATAATTTATTTAATCGGTTTTTCATCATCGCATAAAGGGCAGGCGTGGCCGTTGCATCGCCCCAACTCGTCCCCCTGTCATTCCTGGTTGACGCACCCCAGGCATTTGCCCCATCGGTGGTCGCTGTGGAAGCTGTGAAAGTCGCTGTATTAAAGAAAACAACTGCATGAGGTCTTGTCCAGTTCCTGTCGGTGGTCGTTGCCTTCCAGGCATTTGCCCCCGCATTGGTGAAATATCGACACGTTCCCTAACTCCTGGTTCCACCTGAAAAGTTTTCGGCCCAGTTACTGTGCCATGAAATCCATGTTGAACCTTTTTTACTTTGTCTTTATCCTCTTCGTCTTCATCCCCATCTTTTCCACCCCCGTCTCCATCATCTCCATCTTCGTCTCCATTTATTGGCCTAAAATCTGGGTCATCAATGGTTATTGGATAATCTTCATCGGGAGAAGTAGACCAGTCTGTTGCACCAGGATAACCCATGGCGGTTCCAAAGCCTGGCATCTGTCCCCAGTTTCCCATTTTGCCGTATGGAGACTTTGCCATCATTCCCATTGCACTCTGGGTAAACGGGTTCATAGCAGGTGCTGTCAAAGGCCCCTCAAAAGGTGTCGCCCCTCGCCCCAAGGTAAATTTCCCCAGTGCGGGCGTAAGAAAGTCTTCAAAGAACTTCTTCGCAAACTCCTTTTGGTGTTCGGGTACCATTGCTTCAAAATCTATCTCCTTTCCTTCAAAAAGTTCACAACACATTATAATTCCTCCTTTAAAATTCTTAACATATGAAGCGTATAAAATTTATTATTCCATTTGAATCCACATTTAAACCTTCCCTCAACTTTGAATCTTACCAACTTTGCCATTTTTACAATTCTTTCATCCGGGCTCGAAGTTGATATACGCTTTAAGTTATATTTATTCATAATCTCCTTTATTAATTCTCTTGCCTCTCTTACAAATTTTGTCCCCCATAGTTTCTTATCCCAAAACTTCAGGGTTACTCCACATTTCCAGCCCTCTAAAATACCAGTAAAGCCAAGTATTCCACCAAATTCACCAATTTCCCAAAAATCATTAGACTTTTTGTTACTAATATTATTGAAGAGTATTTTATAGATTATTTTCCAGTCCCTAAATTCGTCCGAAAGATAAAGATAATCATTCATTAATCTACTTGCCAACTCTTTTATCTTCACATCAGTTGGTTTGAATGGTTTGAAATATTTATATTCCATTAGATTATAAATAAGCCAATGTCAAGATGATACAGTAAATAATAAAAACTAACCAACTCTTTATTCTCACCTTTCTTTGAGTAGTTTATAAAAGAATTATTTCCCTATCTCCATTTTACCACTATGCCTAAAACATATTTCCTATGAATAGCATAAGATGTTCCTGGACGATAGGTATAATAGACGTAATTTCCATAAATAAAAGCATTTGCGGTATCAGGTGTACGATACGTTCCCACATATGGCGTTTTTTTATCAACGATAATAATTGCATCTCCCCCAATAGAAGCAGCCGCTTTTTTCATGACATTCCTAACTGTGTTCCATGAAGCTAGCGCAGCACCAGCTCCCTCTATTTCTCCAATAATTTCAAACTCAACTGTAGGTGGCATATAATAAATCAGAACTTCCTTGGGTTTCGTAGGCGTGTAATTAAGTTTTGGATATGGAGTAACTCTTGCACTTGCACAATAAATTAGAGACAAAATAACAAGGCTAATTAAGCTAAGTTTTAGATGTTTCATCTCGACCTCCTTTGTAAGTATATTACAAAAAGGAGGTTTTTGTCTATCTTTTCTGTTATATTTTCCCATGATTACCCCGTCCATCTCGCCATCTTACGCCACTTCTTAGTCAACCTTGGGATTATTTCATAACCAACATCATAGTGAATAAAGGGATTTATCTTCTTCCCATCTATAATTCTTTCCCTATACTTCCCAAGCCTTAGCTCTGGGCTAAATGTAAGAATACATTGATAAAGCCCTTCAAGTTCGTCATTATCTTTACATTCTAAATCACCAGCCAATCCAAATATATGGATACTTATGGGGCTGCCACCTTCATGTTCATTCCAATAAGGACAGCGGTAACCTGATGTCCAGTGGATTGGTCGCCCCCAAGGCACTCTGAATTTTTCATATGCTGAAAAAAACTCCTGATAAATAACTGGTGTCCTACTCCTTACTCCACCGTCGTCGCTGTAGAAGTCTACGGGGAGTCGCCTGCAATGATTGCACTTGTAGTCTTCATGAGTTATAAACCTCGCTATGTATCTACTCATCTAACCTCGCCTCTAATGCCTCGATTTTCTCATTAAGTTGACGTATTGCCCCCATCTGGAGCATGTTCAATCTCTTGGTGCTCAGAAATGGTCTTAGTAATTTCGCATCTTCTAAGTCTTTTTTCTTATATTTATTATTGCTTTTTAATTTATTTGATTTATCTAAATTTACTTCAAGTTCGGCGAGTAATTCTATATCATCATGGTCTTGATAAGCACCTGCTGTACCGTCATAAAGAACATCACCATCCTCATCTACTATGAATCTAGTCCCACCCACCGCCTTTACGGCAAGAATATTAGCATCTGCACCTTTTGCGCCCCAATTTGTCCCAGATATTGTATATGTGTCTAGTATTATTGTTGCATGAGCAGTTGCGTCTTTATCGGTATTATCAGTTCCAGTGGCACCGATAAAATAAAGTCCGTATTGCCCTTCACCAAACCCCGTTATATCTAGGCCACCTCCAGTAGCCGAGACTTTTTTAAAATATCCAAATGTATCTGTTTCTGCTCTAACAGTACATCCATGAGCTATATCACTTGATTTAAAGGCAAGGATTTCATTGTCGTATGCACCTTGGTTTATGGTAAGCCCTGCCGTCATTTTGGTGTTGGCATTGTCATTAATAGCAAGAAAGCCATTATCAAACTTACCATAGATAAGAGGCGTGGCTGTGTTGGAGTTTGCTATGTAGAGTTTGTTAGAGCCAGTAGTTTCTCTGGTATAGGCACACTGATAACCAATGAAAACATTTTTTTCACCTGTAGTGAGACTCCCCCCTGCATCAGTTCCAACACATACATTTTTTGTGGCTGTTGAGCCGTTCCCACCTTGTCCAGCACCAGAGCCAATAAGAGTATTTTCAGCACCAAGTACATTTTGTCCAGCTACAGCACCGACCATAACATTGCTACCTCCTGTAGTGTCCTCTCCTGCAAGCCATCCAATAGCAACATTACTACCAGCAGAATCAAGGTGAGAATACAATGCCTTATGTCCTATTGCTACATTATTATCGCTAATTGTATTTGTATATAAACTTTGATAACCAATAGCTACATTAGAATCTCCCGAAGTCATGCCTATTCCACACCCAACACCAATAGCTACATTATAATAACCACCTACATTAACTTTTAATGCTTCATAACCAATGGCAACATTTTCATACCCCGAAGTGTTTGTTCCCAGGCAACCAAATCCGATGGCGATATTTTTATCTCCAGTATTCGAGGCATCCAAGGCTTGGTAACCTATGGCTATATTATAATCTGCACTCGTGTTTCCAGTTAGGGCACTGTGTCCAATCGCTATGTTGGTGTGTCCATCCGTATTTGATGTAAGGGCGTTATAGCCTATCGCCAGATTAAAACTTGCTGTAGTGTTCGCAGTTAAAGCAGACTCTCCAATTGCTACATTCCCTGCACCCGTGCTGTTAGCATCAAGGGTTTGATATCCAAGGGCAATATTATTCGCCCCACTTGTATTTGCTACCAAGGCCTGATAACCGACTGCCACGTTATTACTAGCGGTAGATACTTTTAATGCTTCAAACCCAACTGCAACATTGTAATTTCCAGTTGCATTTGTGTATAAAGCATCGTTCCCAAGGGCTACGTTATTGGCTCCCGTAGTATTTGAATATAAAGCCTCTGAACCGAGGGCAGTATTTTCGCCACCAGTAGTGTTTGTGTATAGTGGTTTATATCCAATACCAATATTCTTAATTCCCGTAGTATTTGAATACCCAGCCTGATGCCCTATAAAAACATTATAGACTCCTTCAGTATCATCAAGGGATATTGTATTGCTTATGCCAGCTTCATGACCCAGGAACACATTGTAGCCATCAGTATAGGGCACATCTAGCTCTATTGCCCTTAATGCAGACTCCTCTGTTAATGTTTGATACAATAATTGACAATAACTCGAAACATCTTCGAGGGATTCAAACTCATCTATATAAGGCCATTCCATGCGTCTTGAAATTTTCATGATATATCGAAGTATTCGCCCCCTATTGTCAGGTCTGCCTCCAACTCCAACCACTGAAAAATATCAGCACTTGCAGTGAAGGTTATCTTGAAATTAAAGTGTCGCCCCGTGATACGATAATAAAACAACTTGGTCTTTACTTTCCTTAATGTGGCATCGCTCCCTGCGGCATCAGTTCCTATGGTAGTTGCCGAACTATCTGTCCAGCTTACTCCACCATCTACACTCACAGATACAGTTATGGAAATATCTCCCATATCAACATATGTGAGTTCGAGGCTGTTTAGTGTTTTCCACCTACCAGATGCTTCTGGTATCTGATCGACAAAATCAAGTCTCCCCGAAATCCACGTTGCCGCAATATCTTCTCCACCATCACCCTTGTAGTCTGCGTGATGGAGATGCACGGTTCCAGCGTCTGTGCCGAGGTATCTATTAAAAGTAGTCATTACACGCCTCGCCCCGCTCCTGTAATGCCATCGTGAAAGTCATAAATCATCCACCGCCGATTGAACCAGTTATAAACAAAGTCAAGCTGCCCATAAGTGGTCGTTTCAGCTATCCAGTGAATCTCGTGTTCCAGTTCATTCACAAATCCCCATGTCTTTTCTACCTCAGCCTGTGTAACCTCACCGAAGAAGAGCTCTTGTATCGCATCACCAATCGCTTGGGGATATATACCAACAATTGCATAGAAGTTATCCCGCCCCAAAAATGCATTAGTTCCCATAAAATCAACAAGGCTGTATGGTGCTGTTAATCCAAGCCCTAACTTGTGCACAGGAAATTCAAGTGGTTTAAATGCGTTCCCCGTTCTATTACCAACATGGTAAGAGTCTTTTTTATAAACAAATAGACTGGTTCCAATCTTTCCTAATCCAGTGATAAAGTCCGCAGATTGCAGAAAAGCTACAGCCCCAGCAGAGCTTGCAGTCCAGTTTGTGGGATCTCCCTCTTTAGACCACCCCAGCCCCAGCGGGTCACGAGTGGTGCCGTAGTCAGCTATAATCAGGCGATTCGCAAACTCGATACAATACCTTGCCTGCCTGGCTACAGTGAGGGCTGTTTCAAGGTCAACAGCGTAAGTATCTGCTGCTCCATCCCAATATTGAACATCTGTATTTCCATTAGTAAAACAAAATTTATCATCCACTATAGCCCATGACCAACGCTCATTGGTCGGCATGCTATATATCCTACGAATAAGACAATCTACATCTGCGTGGTCACCATCTGTCCCCGTATAGGCATCATCAAGAACTATGCTTGTAAAATAATCCCCATTTGTATTTACTGTTTTAATTGTTCCCCAATGCTCATCAGGCTCTATTGATGAAGAATGATCAATATCAAGAATAAATTTATCATCTACCGCTATGTTCTCCGTCTTCGCTATTGTGTTTGCCTTAAATGTAACCGTATCGGTTGTTATGTTGGTAACGGAACTATCATAATCTCCCGTATCTGTTTTATATGAGAAAGTATTACTTCCACCAGTTTCCTTTTTGCATAAATCAGTATCAGTTAAATACAACGTATGCCTTGTTGCCGCCGTCCCAGTCTTTAACTGATAGTCAATAATATGCTGAACATCAACCCCAGCACCCATGCTCTTGTGTGCCGTGTGGTATCCCCACCGCTTCTTTGCGCTATTCTGGTCTATCCTTACATTTTTGGAAGGGTAAAGCATGGAACCAGGCGGGGCGTAAAGTGCGGGAGAAGTGTAGTCTAGTCCCTTGTTTAGTCGAATAACATATTTCTTTCCCATTGAAATTCCTTGATAGGATTGGGGGTGAGAAGAGGCCTCTCCTCACCCTATATAGTAGGCAACCCCCCTAGGTTAAGGATGCCTTATTTGTATCCAGAATCAAGAAGAGCCATACTCTCTGGCGTGGCCTTTGGTCGCCTCGCCATCTCTTCTAAATCGTAAATTCCTATAATTCCAGCAAAGCTCTCGGCAAGGTCTTTCTTCATCGCCCCTGCCTTGTCATATTCTCCTAACCACTCTTTTCCTATAATGTAAGCCATCTGTAAGATCACCTCATCCCACTCTGTGCCTATGACAGTTTTTGCACTACTCGAAAGAATGGTAGGAATCTTCCTGTAATAAACATACATGGAATAAGTAGCATCAGGAGTCGGGTGTAGGTAAATATATGTACCCCGCCTTACCCATTCTTTTGGCTCACCCTCAGAGCTTGAATCAGCACGACCCGTGTATCCAATGTACTTACTATGCGGAATGTTATTTAGCCGCACATCATTTGTGCTATCCCAGACTTCTCTTATAATCAGGGCATCAGTGGGTGTGGTGATATAGGCAGTTCCGTCAGTAGTGTCTGTTCCGCTGTTGTCAACTTCAAGTTCTGGGAAGTAAAAACTCTTTTTTAGTCCCCAGAATCTGTTTCGAGTTGTGAGGCGAATATAAGCTAGATTTATAAATTTTTCATAGAGGTTTACGCCCCCAATGGATGTTAAATCCCCTCTTTCCCCAAACATAATCTGTAAATAGTCAGTAAAATCATCAAAGCCGAATGTGCCGCTCATAATTTACTCCTCTGAAATTTTCCCCATAATTTCACTCTGCGTTATAATCCTCACTGTATCATCAAGTATACCCTCATCAGGAAAGTGAAGCGGAGTGCCGCTGAAGAACGCAATGAGGATCTTATCCCCAAGTTGGAATTTCTTATCAACCTCATCACCCACCGCTATAACCGAGCCAATCCGAGACTCCTCGCCATGCGTATCAGGCAGCACAATACCACCCTTAGTCACCTTCTCCTTGACAGGAGTCAGTTGAACCAAGAGTCTTTTACCACAAGGAATTATCTTTATGCTCATGTCTTTCATGCCTTACCCCTCTTTGCATCTATAATAACTTGCCCTCGCCATTTATAGCCCTCTTTGATACTCCAGAGTAAGCCACGGTCATAACACTCTGCACAGATAACTTCATGATAGTCCCCTATCCTAAAAATCTTGTCCTTGGGATATTCCTTTTTCTCTTCACAAATATCACAAGTCCACTTAATCTTTTTAGAGATCTTTCCAGGTTTGCCTGTTTGGGTTGCCATGTAATCCCTCCTTTGTTTCTGTAAAGATTATTTCTCTTAGGTTGAGGATTTTCTTGCAGTTGGGACACCAAAAAACGTCATAATCAACCATAATCTTCCTGCCATGCTTATCCATATCAAAAGTATGTACCGAGCGTTCACAGTACACACACTTGATTTTACTTAATGGGAAACGCTTCATTCCTTGCCCCGCTCCTCTTCTGTTACAATAAGCTTATCCTCGTCTCTTAGCTTGGGTCGTGTCCTCCACCCGAGGTGTTCATTACAATACCAAAACCCCCGAAATTTAGTGAGCATTCGTTTTGGCCACAAAATCGCCCATATTTTGATGTTCCCTTGACCATCCGCAGTTAAACAGCTATCGCCCGCTGTGCTTCCATTAATGAGTTCATCATCTGTGAAGATTGAATACTGCTCGGGATCATCACCCGAGAGCGTGTCCACATGTAAGTATCCAGCCGCATCACTATCACCCCACGCACCAGAGATTAAAGTCTCTACCTCAGTAACCACTCCTGTATCTCCAGAAGTAGCTCCCTCAAGAGTTTCCCCCACAACTGGGAGCGTTGAGCCACTATCAAACTTGAGTTCTGCTGTTACCCACCTTGTGCCGCACAGCCGACAGGGCTTCCACTTTGAGTGTTCCCCTGGTGACATGGATGGGGGTTTAGGGCGAATTGTGCTTTTTCCCATTATTTGATATAAAGGTAAATTTCGTGAGTATCGCTAGACCCCTGTAGATATGAAAGGTTCTCAAACCATCTTCCCTTATCTCCCCAGTCCAATGGCACTGGATGAGAAAGTGTAGAAATATTATCTGCAATTACCTTCATGCATATTTCGGGAGTATACGTTCTTATTCTGGCAGTAGCACTAGTCCCAGCAGTAAGAACCCTAGCAACACCACGTACTAGAGTAGTATGTTCTATATCAAAAGTACTATCACCACCATCGGTCTTGAGATACCACCATCCATCATTAGCCGCTATACTACATTCGGTGATATGAACCCAATCATTGGCAGCAATATTAGTCCATTTGTTACCAGTAGCCGCATCGAGAATTGTGTAAGTATTAGCATTAAACGTCAGGTTTGTAAAATAATTATCGTGGTCTGTCGCCGTGCTGCCAAATAAAGAATAAAAAGTCCCCACATCGCTCGTTGCGTTTACTATCATCTGAACCTTGTGAATGCAGATAGGGGCTGCCGAAATAAGCTCGCTTGTGTTTAAAATCCATAATTTGGACTTGGTTTCTATTGAATTTGCCATGTTATCCTCCTTTTCGTCTCATACACGCCATGGCTAGACGTAGTTAGACAGTACACGTACCCCCTTTAGTGAGGGCGATTCTTGTGCTTTCGCCGTACGGTAAAAGCAATTAAATTAGTGAAAAAGAATTACTTCTTTTTCTTTTTGCCAGGTATTGTTTCTTCTGGTTTTTGTTTCTCTTTCCCAGGACTTGGGGGAACAACTAGCTCATTGCCAGCAGTATCTTTCCCCAGAATCCTCATTGCCATCTCATAAGCCCCTTGAAGTCTTAATATCCCAGTCCCAATCTCATTGAGTGCTCGATCAACCTCAGACCTTTGTTTCATCAACTGGTCTCTTTGGTCAACCAGCTTATCAAACTGAGCCTTGACTCTCGTAGCCTCCTCACTGGGACTGAATTTAATTTCTTCAGACATAAATGAAACCTCCTATAATATTTTAAAGCCCGAAGGCTCTTTAGTCATATCCAATAAAACCTATCTCCCCAGAAATACCATGTGTTGACAAGATATTCCCATAGGTTGTATTAACATCAATAATCCATTCTTGTAGATCATGTTTGATATCTTCAGGAACATCCTCTACCATAGGGAGAATCGGTTTCCCAATTGCCCGTTTTGTATCTATCGGCTTATCTGTTGAAGCCCAACTCATGTGATTCAGCACATTATACATATTTAAGAAAAGAAGTGTCCCCGAAAAACCAACTTTCTCCATTGTCTTCGCCAACGATTTCGGCGTAAAATACCATCTATGTGCTCTATGGAAAAGAACATCCTTAAACCCTTCACTCCCATAGACTACATTGATTATATCATTCATATTTGGGACTTCTATATAAACCATCCCATTCGGTTTTAGGTTTTCCTTAATCATCTCTAAAAAACTAATCGGGTCGTATGTATGCTCTAAAACGTGCATTACTGTAATAACATCAAACAATTCGCCTGGTATTACAGTAGTTGAATCGCAATCAACCCCAACAGCTTTTTTCACAAAGGATTGAACCGCTCTAAGGAAATGCCCCCCTGAACAGCCCACATCTAAAAGTACCGTATTCATATTAAGATATGGCATTAAAAGATTGACACGCTGTATTTGATAATCAGCATACTCTTTATCGGGCATTAATTTGTGGCTTTTTCGATAATCACCTTCATACCACCTACGTATTTCTTCGGGACTTAAATTGTCCTCAAGTATCCCTAAATCACATTCTGGACAATACCGCACAATCCCAGGTTCATTATTTCGTAACTTCCTAGTTAATACTTCTAATTTCTTTTCACCGCACAAAATACAATTCATTTTTGATAATGCCCACACCACTCGTATCCATACCTACCTACGCCCAACCCAGTACCAAAAAGAGTTGTTAGTCCAAAAATATTAACCTCTATCCCCCTGCCCCTAGCGTAACCTATCCAGTATTCCACACAAGCTCTTTGTTCTCTATACTCTAATTTATTAACCAACGGCACTCCATATATATCTATTGCAGTTGCCCCCTTATGAACAGCATAAGCTATCATGTAGGCAAAACTACAAGTATAATAATTAGAGTGCATATCATCTACTGGAAATATTATTGCAGTTGGTAAGTAAGGATACTCTTTAAGAGTCATTACTGGGATGCCGAGTTTGTTTACATTTTCTATTATTTCTTCGGTATCGTGTAAACCTTCTTTAAGAAGTAAGTCAATGTCGTGCATAAGAAACAAAAGTTTTACGGGCCTGCTCGATAACATATTGTTAAGACTCCAAGTCTCGCCTTCCATCGGAGCTTTTTTCCAACTAGACCCCATTCCAATAATAATTATCTTATTGATATCCCTATGCTCTGTCATTTCTCTTGAGAAAAGGGAGGGGACTCTCGTCCCCACCCTGAAAAATCAATATTAAGAAGCAGAACAACTTGTAGCAGCTTCTAGCGGGCCTTCGGTACCATCAGTGCCATAACCAGTAGCTATCCACTTATTAGCAACAGGGCAAACACATCTAACAAGAGTATTTGCAGCAACAGAACTTGAGGCATGATCACTTGTAGCAGCAGCACCATTAAGAGTAATAGTCGTACAATTAGTAGCATGAACCGACAACTCATAACCAGTGGCACCAACATAAAGCCATATAACATTTCCAACCACGGGGGCAGGTAACACTATATGGTCATCAGCATCACCACTAGAAGTAACCGCAATATAACCTTCGCCAGCAGCAATCTGAGACGTTCCACTACCAGCGGTATCATTACTAGTTCTTGCAGTAGCAGAAGTCTGTTGTCCAAGAGCAAAAGTAGCAGCACCAGTAACGCCAAGAGTAGTTCCAACACTTAGGCTTTCATCAAAAGTAACAATACCAGTATTTACTCTCAGTGCTCCACCAGTCGTTATGGCAGCAATCTCCACTAACCAACCATCTGTCCGAGCATTACCTGTACTTTGAATAAACCTTGCACAAGCACCAGTCTGACCAGCCTTAGGCTGCACCGCACAGTCAATAAATAACAAAGTAGAAGCATTGTCTGTCGCTACGGTATCATTCATAACATGAAGTAAACCAGTGTCAGCACCACCGAGATAGTTATTAGCCGTACCATCCATAATAAGACCAGAAGCAGTCGCATTAGTAGCACACTCTATGGTCAAGGCTGTCTTAGCAGCAGCAGCAGTCTCTAGCTTCATCGCATTACTAGCTGTCGAATTAACATAAGTTGCATAAGACGTTCCAGTAGTGGGAGTCCCGCTATCAATTATTCGTAAAACATTACCTTCCGTTGCATTAGCAAGGGTTCCACTAGCGATAAGTTCACATACATAACTTGCAGCAGCTTGTGCACCAGCTTGGTCTACACGAAGTAAATTTGCCCCCGCAACCAATGAGCCATCACTATCAATATCAACTAATCCTATATCGGTACCACCAACCCAAGTACCCGTAGTTCCATCAACAAAAATACCAGCAGCAGTTGCGGCAGTATGTGGTGTTATGGTTAAGGGTGTAACTCCAACCGCACCAGTATGTATTTTCAGAAAGTGGTTAGCATTTGAAAACATCTCTGCGGCATAAGTACCTGACGTATTAGATGAACCGTCAATCCACCGCACCATAAAGCCTTCTGCCGAACCGATGGGTTTTCCACTATTGTCAATGTAGAATAAACTAGCACCAGCATTACCTAAAGCAGCGTCAGATCTAATATGTAGTAATCCAACATCATTAGCCCCAGCCCATTCAGCCGTATCATTATCAAAGTCTAGGGCAGCAACGGTTTGCGACGCATAAGATTGCACTACTATGCTATTGGTAGTAGCACCAAATGTAACATTAGTTACGTCCCCTCCAGATGCAATAATGAGGTCATCGGTTCCAGCACCAGCAGAACCTCCAAATACAAGTTTAGCACTATCATTAAAAACAAGTTCACTTTCAGAGCCGTCCCAATTTATGTCGTAACTAGCACCATCAAGATAAAAATCTGCAACAACACTCTCGCCAATCCTAACTACGTCATTCGCATGACCACTAACAGGGTCAATATTCAATGTTTCACTACCATCAAATATGATCTGAAAACCATCAGTAATCGTATCTACCGCACTACCACCAATCTGAAAAATAGTACCATCGGTAATTTGAAATGTATAAATATCAGCTACCCAGCCAATATCTTTTCCTGTACCTGTTTTGCTTTCCCAAATCCAATCTATATCTTGACTAACACCAGAAATGATTTTCACATCGTCAGCACGACCAACAATAGTTAAATCAGTACCATCTGACATAAATTGTATGTCATTCCCAGTACCAAATTTCAGAATAGTATCATCTTCAAATGTTAGAGCTTCTTCATCTTCGTCAAATGTGATAAAATTAGTATCAGTGTGAGCGTGCCATACAATATCAGCATTACCAGCATCACCGCCACTAGCACCAAATTCCATTATACCAACAACATTAATCTTGCCACCAGTTCCACCTTTCATCGTAGCGGTAGAATTCAGGTACAAATCTCTTGCATAAAGAGATACCCATTGATACGAAGCGTCACCAAGGTCATCAGCAAGGTCGCCATCAGATTGAATACTAGTATTAATAGCAACAGTACCAAGATTACTTAACTGTTTGTTGACCATGGCACTAGTTGCAGTATTATCAAGTGGGTCTCCAGAGCCATCTTCATCTGTAGGATACGTAGAACTATAGCGAAGTTTGTCCGAACTATCTGCCCAGAGGTATAAACCATCTTGCATAGTACCAGTACTATCTACAGCTTCAAGAAAAAGCAGCCCAGGCTTGTCAGCAGTTCCACTACCAGCCACGCTGCTTGCGGGAATATAAACTATTCCCTGTTGTGTGTTTGATTTCGAGCCAAGCCAAATATTGCTTGCACCCGAAATATCACTTATTTTAGCCATTTTATTTTTCTCCTATTTTCTTTCCAACCAAAACCATCCTCCTCAAAGAATAATAGGTTGAAGGAGACCCAACCGATTAAGATTTGGTCGAGTCCCCTTAAAAATCAAAATCTATTTACGCATCTTGCATACGTAAATTTTCAACAAAAACTTATGCACCATATCCAACATAGAGCAATCTAGGATCGCCCCATCCGTACGTGAAATACTGAAGTGAAATGTTAATCTTATCAAGTGTATTATCCGGAGCATCGCGAGTCACGAAAATTGGTTCCATACTTGTAAAAACATTGAAATCGTAATCTGGATCATTTGGAGCCGCTAAACCCCAGTGAGTTGTAGTTGTAAGTCGATGGTATTCAAAGAGCTTTAAATTCATATCACCGAGAACATTAATAGTATTTGACAATTCATGAGCCTTCAGTTCACTACCAAAAATCTCATTCGCAGTAAAATGCAAAGTCGGTTCGTAGTAGAGTACAGTTGGAATTGCACCCACCCATTTGCCATTAGCATCTTTCAGGGTAGCAAAATAGTATCTTGCATTCTGAATAGAAGTGATACTCATGGCAGCGTTACCATAGTTGTTATAAGTCGCTACGGCAGCACTTGGGTTATCATGCGTGGCATCGGCAATCGCATTGCCATCAAATCCAGTTCCACAAGTTAGAGTTGTGCTGTCTGGATCGTTGAACATAGTTGCAATTTCGATGTCTTTGGATTCCTTCTGAATTTTTCCGAGGTCTCTTGCCCACCTTTTCCAAAATGAATACTTATTAAAATAATCAAAACTGTGAGTCATTCTGAATCCAGCAGCAAACCGCCTCTGAGTGTATGTTTTAGATTCACCCAAAGCAGGGGCTTGGATAGGAATATTTTGACCCTCAGAAATCTCGACAGCCTCTACGAGACCTGACATTTCTTGGTCACGTTCATACTCATCTGAAGTTTTCAGGTCTTTACAAAGAACCTGATATTCAGTCTTAGCTTCACGGACGGTATTGTCAAAAATCTTCCGAAGTGCACCAGTTTTTAGTAAGTCTTTATTGCTTGTGGTATCAAAACCTAGTCTAATTATCGCCATTGTTATCTCCCTTAGATGCCAATAAAGACATCGTAGTTAAACCGCACGAGCATTCTTCCTTCATCTACACCAGCACCAGCAACTCCAACATCAGATGGGTGTTGCCCAACAACATAAATGTCTACAGTAGAAGCATTGTCTGGGTCTATGCGTTGTGTGCCAGCCGTAAAATTCAAGCCATACGCATTTCCTAAATACGCTATGGCAGAATTTTTAGCAGTCTCCACTCTCATCATGTAAATTGCAGCGGGATCAATCAGGAATAGTTCAAACTTTGTGTCATCTGTTCCAGTACAAGCGTCACTTGCAATTCCACTAAATGCACCAGTGGCACCAACCGTATCAACAGCACCATCGGCTGCGAATACAACCAGATCGCCTTTATACCAGGCATTGGCAGAAAGAGTGCCTCCTTCTTGAGCTGGGACAACTTGACTTTCGACACCACTATATAGTTGTACGCTTTCTACAGCGCCAGCAGCTAAAGCCATTATAGTTTTCTCCTTTTAGTTTTTTCGGATTAACGATTCAGCAGAGAAAACCTAAATTGTAGGAAAAGAAACTTATTTGGGCATAAGCTCATCAAACATTGAGGATGGGATAGAAGCACCATGCTTTTCCATTTGTTCCTGCCATTTATCAAGTTTGGCACGCCCAACATTGGAACGAGCACGTTTTTTCCTCTCCAGTTTATCCTTCAAGTAATCAATAAGCCTACATTTAACAAGAATGAGATCGCCAAAAACATAGTTCCCATTCTCATCGGGTGCAAGTGGTTCGGGCCAATAGGGGTCTGTGTCCACATTAACTGGAGTGAACCCGCTATTTCCGAACATTATCTTCCACTCTCTAAGTTCCTGATAGTTGTTTCGAGGGTCATATCTGCACCAAGTGAACCACCAATTCGATTCACGAGCCTTCCCTGTCCCCCGATAGTCTACCTCGATCTTCTCATCAAAGTCGTATACACCATCTTGAGGCTTGGATTTCTCTTTATTCCACTTAGAGGCTTCTAAGTTGATAAACTTTATATCACTTAAATACATTATTTCTCCCCCCTTGCAACTCTTTCCTGTCCCTCTTTAACAATTTCCTCTGCTTCCTCTTTTGTTAACCCATACTGTTTCATCATTTTCTGGACTCCTTCATCGGTATAGTCGAGTCCAGTAAACGGCTTCTCAGTAGTTCCTGGTTTTGCAGGAGTTGGAAGTTCACCGCCGACAGTCTCAACGGGCTTAACACCAGTAGATTGAAGTCGGTCAATTTTACCATCACGCAAATGAATTAACTTGGCTGCCATGTTCCATGCTTCTGGATTCCTTAGAGCGTGTGCACCTATAATGCCAGTCATATAAGAATTATAGACCGCATCTTCAGTCTCACGTTCAATGCCCTCAAAAAGATCTGGATTTTGTTTCAAGGCCAAGCTTCGACCTTCGGCATAGTTTGACTTAGCTTCGGCTTTCACCTTTTCTAAATCATTCACCTGCCTCTTCTTCTCTCTTGTATCAAGCTCTCTCTTGACTATCTCTTGAACAGATTCGATTGGTTTTTCGAAATTCCAATCGAGCTTCAGTTCCTCGGGCTGTTGAACAGCCTGGCTACCTTCCCTGGCTCTCTGCATTGCCAGTTCTCGCAGTTGATCTGAATAGGCTAAATTATTCTTGAGATCGCCAACTTGCTTGGCTTGCTCACCTATCGTCTTCTGCGATTCTTGATCCATTCGGATCATTTCCTCCAATGTCTTACCCTCGTATTCTTTTGGAATAGTCGGTACAGGAGGCTCCTTTGGCTCTGGTTCGGGAACAGGTTCGGGCTGTGGGGTAGGATCACTAGGATCGGGTTCCACAGGATCTGCTGTCTTCCCCTTGTCCTTTTCTGCCATTAATTATTCCTCCATATATTTTTTAGTGGGACGATTTTCACGCTACCCCACCTTTATTTCGGAGTTCTTTTAAAATTCTTTTAGGTAAAGATAAAATATCGTCTATTACTTGTATCTTCCCCTGAAAAAATCTTATACTCTCTCGCTCTTTATCTTGGATGCAGTGATTAACTGCGCTTTCTCTCTCTTTGCCGATTTCTGTTATGTATAGTGCCCAGAAGTCCTTTCTCTTGATTTCATCGAGTTCTCTTTCAAGTTCTATTACGTCGGGCATTACATCGGTGCCTGTGGCGGCTTAACTCCCTGTGGTGGTCTCACCTGACCTGGTTGTGGTGCGCCCCCCTGCCCAGGCTGGGGCTGTGGTTGCATGAGATCGATACTCTCCTGTATCGCCTTCTTCGTATCCATGCTCTTTTCAATATCCAGAACAAGGTCTTCAGCATCTTTAATCTCGAAATCCTCAAGTAGTCTATTTAGTAATTTCACGCTAATCTTATTTCCTTCGACAAGTAACTTTTTAAAATCACTCGGCACTTCTTTACTTGTTATCATCTGTCCCATACCAGCAATCTTGGTCATATAGTCACTTAAAATCTGATATATGGTTAAAGTAATCTCCCGCCTTATCTCTTGGTTCAACATCTCGGAAGACGTGGCAAGTTCGATATTTATCCCATCTCTCATGTATTCAGTGGGAAACTTTATTGTTTGCTCTTCCCCCATATCACCATACTTGTAGGTTGGTTGATATTGAGTAAAGAAATCAATAAGCTTCCAAACAAATTCGGTAAATTTATCTCGAAGATTATCTATTCCAGCCTTGAATTTCTTATTCGCTTCTTGCTGTAAAGCCAGGGTCTCCTTGGCAACGGGCCTCTCAGCAGTAGATATCCCCATAACAGCAGGTGTAATCCCCACTGCCCTGTCGGCGTAGGCATTAATCCTGTCCTCACTCTGGAATGTTACTGGGGGTGGCCCTGGGTGCTGAATAATCTTGATAGCACCCTCCAGTTCGTCATTTATGGGTGTAACCTTACCTGGTGATGGCTTGAGATCATCAATCCCTGCACCAGCCCTAACAAATATCCACGGCGCATTCATCAGCGTCATGGTGTCAAGCCTCTGGTTCGTAATTGTATCAGCTACTTTCTGGAGTGGCTCAAGGATCTCACAGATACCCTCTCCATCAGAACAATACTCGGTGGGATAGAAAATAAAATCCTGAAAGGGTCGAAACTTCTTAAATAATGGGTTATAAATACACCTTAAAATAGCCCCCGTATTCCTATGATAGCTGATAACGATATCATCTTCTTCGCCATCTTCATCCACATCATAGTACATGTGCAGTTGCCAGATTTCATAAGGCCCTTCGTATTCTGTCTTCTTAATCTCTTTGCCCTGAGCCTCGGCCCTGCGCTTCGTGGCCTCATCAACCTCATCTGGTTGAGTTAATTTCTCGGCTTCTTCTTTGTCATATAAATCCTGCCTTACCTTTAGGTCAATCTGGGGTTTTCTAAACCTGCTCCTGAATCCGCACATATAGGCATCATCAATACTCGTAGCATCAGAAGACATTACCCAGTCACTTCTCGGAATGGGAAAAATATCTGGGCCAGTATAGGTTTTATCTATTCGCTTAACTAATTTACTTGGAGTTCCCTTTGCCGAATATTTTTTAACATCTTTATCCTTCAGTTCCGCAGGAGTAGCATAGGCCATCCGTTCATCATGCCTCTCCACATTAGTTATCATCACAATCCCAGTCCCAGTTTTTACGCATTCAAGTAGAGGGGAGAATAACTTCTTTTTAAGCTGAAGAACATTCTTCTGAAACCAGTTAAGCTGGTCTTCAAGTTCCTTATCAAACCCGACAAACTCTTTCGTCTGTGCTTTTGCTATCCAGAGTTTTACTTTATTGAAGATTGCATCTATGATTCTTACGAAGATAGCATCTGTGTTGGATCGAGTGAGGGGAATTGCCACGTTGGCACAATTCTCCCAAGGAAATGACTTGGGTTCTCTTTTACCCCGATACTGGTCATGCCAGTAAGGGAGTTTGTTTATGAGGTCTTCCTGGTTCTTTAACTCCAAATCCAAGGTTTGACCGACATGCTGCGAGAGTACATCCCTGAGCTTCTCGCCAGACTCCATAACCCTAGAGAGGTTGACTTCAAATCCTCCTTTAAAACCCGTAATGTCTTCTTTTGTGGCTTGTTCTTTCTGTTGTTTTGTTATTTTTTTTGTCTTCTTAGGCATTTAATTCCCTAAACCTATAATCAATTGTCTTTCCCCGCTTATCTAGGTTACATTTTTGACACAAAATCTGTAGATTATTAAACTCGGTTAGACCACCCTTTGTTAAAGCGTGAATGTGGTCTACCTGATAAAACCAACGCTGAGAATCACCTAGAAATGTCTTACAATTCTCGCAATGATGTCCCCCATATTTAAAGAAATTAAAATAAATAGCCCTTTTAACTTCTTGTGTGTTATATTGAGCTTTCCCACCACGACTGTAATAATTTTTCCTATGAGACAACTTTCCAGCTAATGTTTTTCTATATTGTCCAGCGGCTTTTTTTAGATATTCTTTATTTGCTAAATAATATGTTTTGTCATATTCAAGTTTTTTTGGATTTTTATTCCATATAAATTTATTGTAACAAGAATGACAAAATCCCCGACTATGATGCTTTTTATTATCACCACAACCAGGACACGCAACAACCCTGCGACGACTGTCCCTCCCAGCCTTAGACCAAGCCTTTATTCTACATTCGGTAGAACAACATATTGCAGACTCCTTTCTACATTGAGGAACATAAAATGCTTCCCCACAAATTTTACAGGTTTTATTTACTCCTTCTTTTTGTCGCCCACCTGTTTTTCTACCCCTAGCCACTATTTAACCCCTTTTGCTGACTTTTAATAAAATCTTCTATCCATTCTTCAAAGGGCGTGGTTTTTTGTAATATCCTAACTTGAATACCACCACACCAATCGCATGGTTCATTGAATTGCCCCTCCCACTCATGCATACAATTCCCACATTTCCAGAGAGGCATTAAATCATCCTAACTAAAAGTAATAGTTGTATCGTTACCTGTACTATCAGAAGTCCATGTAGTACCAGTATCCCAAGGATTAGTAGTATAGGGATACGGCTGATAAGGATATGGATAATACGGATACCAAGGTTGCACCTCAATGTTCCGCCGTCCGCACACGGGACATTTCCCACAGTGTGGGCAATCCTTAACTTCCTTCTTCTTTTTCTTTGATTCCATGTTACTTCTTTCTCCTTCTCGCAAGCCTGCTAGTGGGTTTCCAACCGTGTTCTACCCCACGAAGTAGATTCACCGCTTTCTTCGCCGCGGCAGGAGACGCACACACCTGTTTCGTCTTCCACTTGCCACCCTTCTTGTGTAAAACCCTTTTTCCAGAAACCCTATACGGCAAAAATCATCTCCATAACAAGTCTCATGCTTCCCCAAGCATTATTAATTAAGACTTAATTTCTCCCTACCAGCGCATGCTGGCCTCTCTCCCAGTTCTTCCATGGCTCCATTTATCAGTTCATGTTGTAATTCCATAGATAGTTTCATAAATTCATTGTACACACGAAATGTATCCATAACAAGATTACCTTGTTCATCAAGCTTAAACCCGATAGTGAATAAGGGAACCCTTGCTTCTTTGTCTTTCATGGTATTAAGCGGTAACGGAAAGGTTATCTACTCCCCAGCTACGAGAGGCAAACATGCTTTCAACTTGACCACCAACTAGCTTATTGATATCATTCAATAATCTTGCATTGCCAAGCACCCCCGCCTTATACATTGCTGTGTATTCAGCAAGGCAGGTTCCCTTACCCCGAAAGTGAAAGGGTTACTTCAGGCACGTCACCATTAATTAATATGGTGATCTACCCCCCGATTTGTCAAGCTTTATTTTACTGGAAAGGCTGTATTATATATACAGTGAATTTATTTTTATTTTTCTTCTAAAAGCTCGGGGTTCTCATAGATGTTGCCGATGATTTCTACCTCCTCATGGTTCTCTCCATACTCCCCATCACAAAAACAAACAAATCCACCCCTACCATCCCATTCTACAGCTTGTCCCTTACATCCTCCCGTCCATCTGTCATTGAAATAGATATCACCCTCATAAATCTCCTTGCCGTTCTTGTCCCTTAAGCCCGTGTATTGCATGAGGATATATCTATCTGGAGTGAGATAGGCAAAGCTTCCGCATTCATCGCAGGCGATAGGTTGTCCATCAAAGAGGAGTCCCATGCCCTCCATGTCCACAGATATTAAGTGTGCCGTAGTTTCCTCGGAGGGAGGAAAGTCACCTGGATAATACATCTGCTTTCCATTCTTGTCCCAAGCCCTGAATTTAGTCTCTCTCATATCCTCACCTCACTATAAACACCAAAAAAAGAATACCACAGACAACCACGCCCCACAAGAGGCAGATGATCGCTATCTGAAAGATTCGCTTAAGCCTTGTTCTCATTACTCACCACGCTGACTAATCTTACTCAACTGACCACCCAAACCACATCATACGACCAACTCGGGAGGTCAAGGCTGGGGTCATATGGTGTCTACGGTATGCATGGAGCGTTAACAACGCTCTCCGTCCATGGTGGGTTTATTGTTTAGCTTACCTACAAAGTCACCAATCTTTTCTCACCCAGCCTTGTCCGATTTAAAATAAAAATCTACTTTATCAAGAATTTTTCCCGTAAGCTTATCGAGAAGAGTGTTTTTTCTTTCTCTTAATTCTTTATCCTTGATAAACATATTGGCGATAGTATCCCAGGCATTGGTTAACATTTCAATTTGCCGTAAGGTTGTTTCGCTCATCCCCCCTCCTCAAACTTCCCATTCTTGATATCCTCATGCAAGGTGCAGAGATGTGCCGCAACCCCAAAGAAATGTCGGTAAGTATGCAGCACCCTCAGTGCCTTCTCCTTGTCTGTGTTCGCCTTATTGTATTTCTTCACAATATCAGAGAGATACTCCCTTGAGTCCTTCATCAATCGCTTGTAGGCACGATCGAGGGAGTTCACTTAGACTCCTTTTTTACAGAACGCATCGGCCTCCACCACTTACACTTTTTATCCTTGTTTCTCTTCCTTCTCTCCTCACAAGTGGGGCAAATACACTGCCCATCTTCAGGAATGGGGATATCCCATATTTTCCGAATATTATCTGGAATGTCCATGAACTCACCATGTAATTTATCGTGTATCTCAAGCTCATGTAAAACATCCCTCTCTGGTGAACCATGGGGATAAATACAAATTAACCCCCTTCTGAGATATATTAAATACCTCTCTAGGCGTTCAAGAGCTTGCTCGATACGATCTAGCTGTTTCACTTCCCCTCCAGAATATCCGTAATATCAGGCTGGTTACACTCCGCCTTCAGCCTCATCTCGTCCAATACATCTCCGTCTGTATAGATCGCCTCAGCTATGAGCCATCTCAGCATTTTGTGTATTTCATTTAATTTTTTATCTCGCGTGTTCATAATAATCCCTCTTTACATGAATCTGACTGTGAAGTTTTTTCGTAATTAGCGCCAAATTGCAAATGTCGTTATTTTCTTTATTTCTGTCTACATGATGAATAACATAACCCTTAGAAACTTCTTCTCCCCAATATTCGCCCCACGCTCTACGTGCTACACGACCCCAGTAGGTGAGCTTCCCCCCTTTCCAATTATAATGTTTTTCTTTAAACATGCCTCTATTTTTGCTAGACTCCTTGAGGTTTCTTGTTTTAATATTGTGATATTTTAGCCAATCCCGGACAGTAGCAGGGTCTGCTTTTATTATCTTTGCTATTTCTCTTATCGATTTCTTCTCGTGCCAATATAAATCGTAAAGTAATTCCTTGGCTTCTTCTCTATTAATTTTTGTTTTCTTCTTCATTTCTCCTCCAAGATGTCGCTGATGTCGGGCAAATCTACCGCTAAGTGCTCTGCGGCTTCTAAGAGTTTCTTAGCCTTCTCTTCATCTGCATGAAAACTCGCATTTTCAATACCATCAACATTACATCTCACCACAAGCCACTTGAGCATTCTGTTGTTTTGTACTCCTGTGTTTATTGTATCATGTAAAAGTTCTTTTATTTCATCTGTCATTTTAGAAGTAGCCTGACTGACACAAGGGCTTTTAGGGGGCCAATCTCCCTTAGTTTGTGGTTGTTGCTGTGCTCTATTTACTTTTTTCATTTCTTCTCCACGTCATCGAGGATGTCACTTATGTCGGGAATCATTTTTTGAAGCCTACTGTAGTGATATGTTCTCCCATCAAGACTATAAAAATATCTCTCATCATCGAGTCTCTTCACCACAAGCCATTTCAACATCCTCTCCACCTTGTCAAATCTGTTGATTTGATTGCGCAGGAAAATCGTAGATTCTTCAATCCTATCCAACTGACCCCAGTACTTCTCTAGCCCGTCCTGGATCTCTTGCTCTTTACTCATCTCGACCCCTTATTTTCTCACCACAACAAGGGCAAAAATCAAATTTCATCCCCATGCCTACTTTTGTATTGTCTTCTGTATTCGTGTACACAACCGTGAATATCAAGGCATCCCCATCGGGTGAATCCTTTAAGCTAGGGCTAAGCCAATGTGGGGGCTTGTCATAATCCTGTAAATCATACTTATCTAATTCAGGACAAGAATGCATCATGTGTTACCTCCTAATGAAGATTATAAAGTAAATCATGTTCATTGTCAAGTCTTGTCCATGAAGCGTGTACACTCCTGTAACAAAAACATACCATAGTTCGTTACGCCTTACCCCGATACCCCCATGCCCGCCTCTTTGAGCATTTCTCTTAATAAATCCCCCGTCATTGGATAATCATTACAAGCCGCAAATTCTTCAGTCCACTTCCCCACGAACTCCTCGGTGACCCCTGGCTTCTGGATCAGCTCTTTTATTTGTCGGTAGGCTTGTTCATCTCTAGTTGTCCACGCTCTTATGGTTAATCCCTTTGATTTAAAGAGACCTTCAAGCCATTCCAAAAGCTCCCCTTTCTTTAACCTGGCGTTTTCACTATACTTGTTCTTATCTATAAGTGTTTTTGTCATTTAGTCCTCCTTGCCAAAACTAGCAACCCTTGTTCCCTCCTTAATATCGGCTATCTCTACCCACTCACCATTCACCAACCTGTGGCTTCTATGAAAATACTCCATTTCGGGGGCAATCTTAAAATAATACCCCCTCTCTAACCTACTAATTGTACTTGCATCATACCTCTGGGTAAGACAAAACTCCCTCAATGTCCTTTTTCTCCTTATTCTCTGTCTCTTTAAATACCACCCGATTAACTTGTATATCATTCTTGCCTCCGCATTAAATTATACTTATCTCCCCTAATGGGGCGTTGAAGATCCCCATACTTGTGCCGCCTCAACCGTGCAGTAGCCCTCGGCCCTCTCCTCATGACCACTCCAATCTGATTCTTCTTTAAAAACTTATATCCACTCTGCTTACATGCTTCCCTGTAATGAGAGTTGTTGTTAACTAAAAAAGCAGTTGTGTGAACAAGCCCACAATCACAACAAGCAAGCCTCACCACCTCGTTTAGCTTTATGATGAAAACCTCGTCATTCTCATGTTTGGTATATTTTGTCATTTTCCTTATAAAGTTCCTTAAAATAATCCCTCGCAGACTCGTACTCTTCTACCGTACCCTCCATTACCCACGCCTCTCCATTCTCATCAAATATAGGCATGAAGGGCAAGGGAATATTCACATCCCTTGCCTTGATAATCTTACCAAACTCTTCAATGGTAATCTTCTTCACCTCAACTCCATGTGTTAAAGTATAAAGTAAAACATGTGGGATGTCAAGTCATAGAACACCTTGGGCCAGCCTCTCCTCGGCTATCTTGCAGTAGTCAGGGTTTATCTCTATGCCGATGAAATTGCGGTGTGTCAGTTTACACACCTCTACTGTTGTTCCAGAGCCTAAAAATGGATCAAGAACAACATCTTCTTCCCTAACGCTTCCTCGCAAAAGTAAGTTTTCCCAAAACTGAATTGGCTTAGGACAAGGATGCTCACTTTTTGCGGGTGGTCTGTTATCGAAAATAATATCAGGTCGTCCACCTAATCCATCTTGTAAGTATGGGTCTTTTCCATAAGCCAAGATTGGCTGCCAGCATTGGAACCCCCAGCTACACCGATTGTTGCCCCCCTTATAAACCCATGCTAATATCCAATCTGGTTGTGGGTAAAAATTTATTTCTAATAAACCGCATGCTATTAAAACTCTCTTTCCCACCCTGAGTATCTCAGGCATTATTTTCTTTATTAGCTCCCCTAAATTATCCCTATTATCACAATATTTACCATAATCTAAATCAATGCCCCTCGGTGGGTCAGTTATTATTAAATCCACACACCCATCAGGCATATCCTTCATCACTTCAAGGCAGTCTCCACAGATTATCTTATTGATAAAATCTTCTGGCCACCCCAAACTCATGTTGTAAATAATAAAGTAAAACACACCTTATGTCAAGTCTTTTATGAAGTACTCCTCTTTACCCCTTTATTATACCCCTTATATTATATATGCTTGTTTTGTAGCCTATACTCTAGGGCAGGTAATCTATGATAATAAACGAAAATGGGGGTTTTGGCTCTCTCTTGAAGCGATCTCGGGGTATGAGGGGATTATCAGGGGTAACTTGTGCATTATCAGCGATTCTAGTTGACATAATAGTAGTTATGCGAACCAACTCACCCCTGTTGGCTGTGTCGGAGTGGAGTTATCTGGGGGAATTCAAGGCTTTGGGGGATTCGGTAAAATGTGGGGGAAAGAGATGTGAAGAGCAAGAGACAATATCAGGGGTAGAGAATATGATATTGAGAATGATTCTCAATTAGAATAACACATCTCGGTAATCTCTAGCCTTGGCCTCAATCTCCTTTAACCTAACCTTCAACTCCCCAAGCTCTTCCAGTCTTTCAATAACCTCATCCCTTGCCCTATCTACCACATTATTACTCTTCACTGTCCCTAGTTCTCTCTTTAAGATTTCAATCAACTCTCTAGTTTTCATCTCATCACCTCACACTAAACCATAGCATAGACCACAAGCATTGTCAAGAAAAACAAGGGGGGTTAGTCGTATTTAACAGCTCCCTTGAGGTGAAGGGTGATGAAGCGATGATATTTGATGGTTAACTTTATTGTTTACAATATGATTTAATTTAAGGACTTGACATTTGCTAAAATATAAATAGATTGAGTGGTGAGGTGAAAGAATGAAAAACTTAAAAGATGATTTCATGAATGATGAAAGACATGAAAGAATTGAGGGCATGTTTGTTGTGTGTTTAACAACTGGAATTAATTTCATTGCTAAGACAGCCTGGAGAATAAAAACAAGCGATAGAGATCACTTTAGGTTTTATCAAGAAGGACAAGGAGAACACAGAATTGAGCCGGAAAAGGTAGAGGCAATAATTAAGATTAATTCACCAAGAGACAAGGGTGCCAATGTTTGAAATTGGATTAGTAATAGGTTGGTTTTTTGGGATATTCGTATATTGGATATCTGCGTATTTTATATGCAAGAAGCTTAGCCTAACTGATGATCCTTGATAGGTGAAAGCGGACTGCACATCCGCTCTTAGGTAAAAGGAAAGCTTCCCCCCTTATGTAAAACATACCCTCATAAGATAGATGCTACATAAAACAAGATGTTGGTATATTACACCATGAAGCACCCACTTTAACACAATACATGGTGTAACAAAGTCAAGGTAAGTTTTCACATAGGGTGTAACATAGTCAGGGTTGATATGAAAGAGTGTTTTGATAAAGACAAGTGTTATCAAACATAAGTTAATAAATCTTTGAGTACACCGACGAAAAGATTTATAAGCTTGACACAAAGAGAGTAAGTCTTTATACTAAGGTAAGAGTCTTACTTGAAGACTCTTTAGTATATATATACTAATATAAGGAGAGTGTTATGAAGTCAAGTAACTTTAGCTTTGTATTCTTAGTGGGAAAGAGAGTAAGCATTGAAGTAAGAGAGAGGCCTCAAAACATTAAAGGCAAGGTTAAACAAGCCTTTCAAGACTTTGTGGTAATAGAGTGTGAAAAGAGTAATCTTATAGTTAGACAAGATGATGTAATCTCCATTGAAATCTTTAATGAAGACAAGTGATAGAGTTAGGGGGGTGAGGCGAAACTCTCTACTTTGAGTAAAACATATCATCTTATTTGAGGGGTTGTATCGAGGGGAGTTAAAGTAAAGATGATATTCAAATATCATCTCAAAAGGTATTGACAGGTGAAGGTAAAAGACATAGATTAAGAGTAAATGAATAAAAAGGAGATGAGAATGTACAATCCATATTATATCGTTTTAACTCCTGGTGGTGGCGAGATGTGGATTAGAGCAATAAGTGAAAGAGATGCAATTAGGCAAGCAAAAGAGAGTTATGGAATAGACGGAATAGATTTAAGGGGTCGAGGAAAATCATTTAAAGTCTTAAAACAAATAGAATCGAGGCAACCAAATAAATAAATAATAGGAGGGATTAAAATGAAGAAACAAATTTGTAAGAACAAAAAAGGATGCGAAGATAATTTTGAGTATGACGGCAAATATGAATTCTTGGAGTTTGGATGGGTAAGATTTTATGGCTACTGTTCTAAATGTGGCCACAACGGATGGGAAGATTTTGAACACTCAAGCTACGATTGGAACGAAGAAAAATCAGGGCGAAATAAGAAAATACTTATGATAAAAACAAAAGACCTCGTGGGATTTATGGACAAAATTACCCTCATGCCCACGTGTATAGAAGAGGGGAAAGAATACAAACAGGAAATCATGGCAAGGCTAAAAGAGTGGGAAGAATTAAGGAAAATACCAAAAAATCGCGGCAAGGAACTAAATAAATAAGCAAGAGATAATCTATCAGATGTGTGAGTGCTGCCACTACTGGGTGAACCAAGACCAACTAATCTGGGACCTGAAAGCTGACCGGCTAGTGTGCCGGCTGTGCTACTTTGCAAGGATTGAGGCAAATGATAGCCACGCAGACTAGGCTAAGTAGTTTATCCTCAATTAAACTGATGATAAACTATAAAGCTTACCACTCCCCCCTGTCTGTGTCTGACTTGACATGGCCGGGGATGGAGTTATAAACTCTAAAGGAGCTTAACGTGGAATTAAAAACTAAGAATGACTGGATTGATGTAATGGGAGATCATTGGTCGGCACTTGAGCAAGCTCAATATCAATCTATGAAACACAGGGTTTGTATTGAGTGTTTTACTAAAAAAAATCTTATTTTAAAAGACAAGAGGGCGTTGATCAAGTCCACTGACTATTATCTGTGTAAAGAATGTGATGATTATTACAAGGGCAAAGAAAAGACTTGACTTTAATATCTTGGGTGATAGACTTGGGAGGATGGAATAAAGGAGAACAACATGCAACAAACACCCGAAGGCTATGAAAAGTTTGAAGCACGTAGAGGTGGAAGGTGGGAAACCTTCGACCTTCCCATGCTTCACATATCAAGGTGGGGGATCTACATAAACAGAGAGGCGGTTAAAGAAGTCGGCGAAGAGTACAAGTATGCAGTCTTGTACTTTGATAAAAAGAGAGACAATCTTGGTTTGTGGTTTTGGAAAGAACCAGTGATCGGCTCATACGGCCTTGTAAACAACAAACAGAGAAATGCCTGGCACATTACCGCAGGGAGTTTCTTGAAGAAGTATGATATACTTGAGAAGGTGAAGAGGACAGGCAAGGTGTACTTTCCATTTAAGAGGAACGAGGGGAATAGCGAGTTTTATGTGAGTGAGATAAGATGAAGACCATACTTTCAGTTGTATTTACCATAATCATAATTTTAGTAGCACTGGCTGTGGTGGGTGTGGTTTTAAGGTTGATCGTTGGGTTAATATTTATTATAGGGAATTTTGTGCAAAGGATAAGAGGAAAACAAGAAGACTAAAAATGGAAAAGATATTAGACAAAGTGGTAAAGAAGATCAACGCAAGGTTAAAGGAAATAGACATGACAGGAAAAGATTTTTCAAGAAAGATGGGGAAGAACCCAAACTGGTTGACAGCACTCAAGCATGTTCAAAACGATATACTTGTTAAAGACTTGATTAAAGCGTGTCAAATATTGAAGATGAATCCAAGCACATTATTATCAAGTAACTTCTCTCCAAATATTTGCGATATGAAGATTGATGAGTTGATAGAGATTCTTGTTAAAAAGAAGCTTGATGAATACTTGAAAAGCAATAAGAAAATAAGCAAGTTACTTGAGCACATGAATGGTGAGGCAAAAGATGAATGATGCTAGACATAATAACCGTTATGCGACACAAGATTATAGTAAACACAAAGAAGTCTTACTAGATTCACTCCGCAACTACCACTCCACCCATCCCTATTCTTTCCATAGACTTGCTAAGTTTATGATCGGGGTATCTGCCATGACTCTATGGCGAATTATCAATGAAAAGACTGAGCGGATAAGCCAAAAGTCCTTGTATCATATATATCATTTCTTAAAAAAACAACAGCCTTATTCACCCATTGAGAGTGAGCTAAGGAATGGTAACTGGATAAGGTTTTCTAAGTATTCAAAACCAAGATTTTATTAAGGAGGTTTTAATGACAAATTGGGAAAAATTAATTAGGGAAATCATTTAATAAAAGGTCAATCGGAGTAAAACGGAGTAGACTAATGAATATACAAAAAATTTTTGGAAGTATTTTAATTATCTTTTGCGTGGGGATTTTTCTTACAATAGTGTTTATCCCCATCCCCGCAACTCAGGTAAGATGGGACATACTTGCCCTTACTGCGATTATTGGAGTCGGTTCTTTCGTGGTGGGAATATTCAACAAATCGGGCAAGAAATAAGGTAATAACACGATATAGATAAAAGGAGGCTTAAATGACCTACAACCTATTTGATGTAGCCTCTCAAGTGCTGGCTGATGAGTATGGAGCCGATCAAGAGAGGGCAAGGAGTTTGCTTCTAGTCTTAGACCTTGACCCAAAGAGGGCGTACTTGAAGCTGAGTAATATACTACAGCTCTTTGGTGGGGATGGGTGGCCTGGGTGAACGAAACCATAACCTGTTGTCCAAATTGCGGTATGCCCTTGTTGTTTGTATTGCCCGTAGATGAGGTTAAGCTGATTTGCCCCGAATGTGGTCTGAGGCTATATGGGCGTAACAAGGTGTTGAAGTGGGAGAATAGGGCAAGCAGGTGGTTAAGTAGGGGTATTGTCCCGATTTTTCGGGTAAATAAATAAAAGGAGCGTAAAATGAAAAGAGAAGACCAAGTATTTAAGGGAGAATTAAAAGACAAAGAGTTATATTTAATCGAGGCTGCCCTAAATGGAAGAAAGGTAGGGAAAAAGAAAGCAAATGAGTTAATAATGAAATTGTACCAGAATTTCCACGAATCGGGCAAGAAAAATGAAAACAGGCTATGAATGTACAGCTTATTTTAAGGGGCTTGGTGATGGAGATTGTGATGATAAGTGTCAATGGTGGAAAGAAGATGGTTGTCCCTGCGCTAAGGGAAGTAAATCATGGGATGGTAAAGAATGGTATTTGGGAGATTCCATAGACAAGAAATCGGGGTAAGAAAAAGAAATGAGGGTAGAAATAAAGATATTCAATAATTGGGATAATTGGAGAGAGTGGCGAATAATACATTGGTTTTCTATAACAAGCATTCTTGAACCACTGAAACATTACAACCCATTGATAGAATTGCACATGTGGGTATTAAACTTTAATATAAGAATTGCGGTTCTAAAATCGGGATAAATAAAATGGAGATGAAAAACGATTAAAAAAATCGCCCTTTGGTTGTGTCATATTGGCTTTTTATTGTGGCAATACCAATCTAGGCGAGCAAAAAAAGGAGATAAAGATGGAAACATTTGAGGATTTTATTATCAAAAAGGCAGATGAGATTTATGATGAGTTTTTCTATGAGTATGGTGAAGGAGTAGCAGATGAAGAGAGAATAGAGATTGCGGAGACAATGAAAAAGACTTGGGAAAATCGGTCAAGGGAGGAAACGTGATAATAAAACGTAAATCAGTCGGGAGTTATGAGAGACAATTAAATAGAATACAGCTACGGGGCGAAGTAACAGGGATATTAAACAGGTTGATAGATGATATTTATGAAGAAAGATTATATTTCGATATAAAGGCAATCGAAATTATAATTGAGGGTTCTGAACCAATCGGGGTAGGCAGGGATTTAAAATACCCATCTGGTAATCATGGCCCATATCCAGAGAAAGCCTAGGGAAAGGAGGAAAAAATGAATAAAACCAAGTATGCAAAGATGTCAAACGGGACATTCGCCATTTGCCCCAAGTGTGGAAAGACAATGGCAAGAAGAATCTGGCCCAAAGAGTTTGTGTGTTTAATGGGTTGTGGATTTACATTGAAAAATCGGGGCAAGTAGAATGACCACCCCACTCCCCCACTGTGATATCTGCGGTAAAGAATTCAAAGAAGAGGATCTCACTGGTAAACAGGTCGGCATCTGGTTTGTCATCTGCTGTGAGGGGTGCAAGAAGAAAAAGCAAGGAGTGGGGAGGGTGGTGTATGAGCCTAAAGGAGAGAAAAATGATTGACTATCTCTTGCCCTTACTCATAGTCGTGTGCTTCGTGTGGCTATGCCATGAGATTGGAAAACAACTTAAAGAGTTGTGGTGAGGAGGCTTAGATGAATATTTTAAGAAGAATAAACCGGGGATTCGTCGTGGGATTCCTGGTTATATCTGCCATCTGTGCGGGTGGCTGGTATCTCGTTTACTTGTTTGTCAAGCTAATAGCGAAAGGAATGGGATGGGCTTGACATAATTTAAAAGGTGTGCTATGCTAATTAACATCATGGAGTTGGTAGAGAAAGAAGATAGGCAAAAAGCTAAAGTCCCATTTATAGATCGAATCTTTTGGCTGAAAACACAGGAGAGCCTCATAGAGGCACGATCTCGGGACTACCCTACCCTTGATATCTGTTTGGGGTGTAGTGAGGGGTGTCGGCAAGTTCAGGTTGCAGGTTTAACCCGTCTTTACTGTGGGATTAAAAATAAGGAATGGAGGAAAACATGAGTGAAGAAATATGGGTTAAGACAAACTTAACAACTGAAACCTGTGTTGATTGTGGGGTTACGTTTGTTATGCCCCGTGAACTTCGAGAGCAGAGGATAAGAGACTTGGAGGCTTTTTATTGTCCCAATGGACACTCAATGAGCTTCTTGGCTGAGAAAAAGAGGGCTGACAGTAGCAAGAAAACCAAGAAATAAATAATTGGCAACACTCGCAGACTTCAAGCGTGTGTTCGGAGAATATAAGATAATAAATAATTTTAAAGGAGTGAATATGAATGTTACAAAACGAGTAAAACTCGTAAGCGTCAAGCCTGCGGGCGATGGACTCAGGTATGCCCTTCTTAGTTCTGACGGTGAGTGGTTCAGTACCTTCGATTCTAAGGTGGGTAAATACATCGAGGGTGTGAGCGAGGGCGACACAGTGGAGATTGAGTACATACAGAATGCCAAGGGATTCAAGAACTTCAGCTCAATCAAGCTCGTAGGGAATGATGAACTCCCCGAAGAACCCCCCGAAGAAGAGGGCGTGGAGAAGCCTCCCGTTAAGCAGAGAAGAGGGATAGACAGGATTGACAAGAACTCTATCTCTGCTATGCAGGGGGCGTTGGGGCTGATGAATCTCCTCGACTTGAGCAAGATGAGTGAGGAGGGGATAGGAGAGAAGTTCAAGGCTCTTTGGGAGATGATTAAAGAAGAGATTGAGAAATGAGCGATGTAATATATTTAACTATTAATGGGCTTATTAATTTACTTGAAAATGAAATTGATGGGATTAAAGGAAAGGTTGTGAGCGAATCTGGAAAAGAATATACGTGTGAGGCTAGCTGGGAAGAAAAGGAAGATTGTTGGGTTATAAAACTTTGGGATTGATGAAAACCAAGGCTCACACTCGCTACAGGCTTGAGAGTGGAACTCAGGTTGCGGGAGTCACGACCATCACGGGCATCCTCGCCAAGTTCCCACTCTATAACTGGTACTGGAAGCTGGGTAGAGATGGGATAGACCATAGAAAACACCTAGACTTCCTCGCTGACATCGGTACTTTAGCCCACTCTATGATATTTCACCACTTGAGGGGTGAAGAAGTCACCACGTCCGACTACTCACAGAACCAGATTGACTTGGCGGGCAACAGCTTTGAGTCATTCTTAAAGTGGGAGAAGCAACACAAACTCAAACCCCTCCTTTTGGAGGAGCAGTTGGTGTCAGAAACATACAAGTATGGGGGTACACCCGACTTCTATGGTTTTGTTGATGGGTGTGAGACACTCCTTGACTTCAAATCCAGTGGGATTTATGACGATCAATTTATCCAGCTCTCAGCGTATGTGAACCTCTTAAAAGAGAGTGGAAAGAAGGTTAGTGCTTGCAAGGTGTTGGTGATACCCACAGATAAAGACAAGGGATTCAGGGAGGGGCAGAGAGAAGATGTGAGTGTGCATTGGGAAATATTTTTGAGATGCTTGGATATTTATAATCTAAGGAAGGAGATTGGGAAATGAAGAAAGTTTATTGTGAGGATTGTAGGCATTGTTGTTTTAGTGAGTACGGAGAGTGGTGTTTCCCAAAGAAGGAATTATATAGCACTGCAATTAGGAAAAGAACATGGAAAGGACAAGACCCCTGGGCGGTAAATGCTCACAATGATTGTAAAGACTACAAACGCAAGTGGTGGAAGGTGTGGGTGAGATGAAAGACCACTACTTCCAATATGCCTTGATTACCTTGGTTGCTATCTTGATGGTTATGCTGACTGGGGCGGTGGTTTTTATTGCTGAGTTAAAAGTTCAGAATGAAGTTCTTGAACAAAAAAACCAAGAATTACAAGAAACTATTGATGAGGGGATTGATGAAATAGAAATCCTCTCGGATCGCATCGAGGAGATAATGAGCGATGTGGGGGATTCGGAAGATTGGAATGAAGAAAATCTTAGGAGGTAGTAAAATGAATGAACCAACTAGGGAACAAATCAAAGAGGCGTTTAAGAAAACGATTGAGAGGTGGGAGAGGATTGTGGAGGATGTGGATTATTTTAATGATTCGGCGTGTGCCTTGTGCTTATTGGAGAGTCCCGATGGTGAACGCTATGTATGTGGTCAATCATGTCCGATAAGGCCACACACTAAAGAAGGTTTGGGTAGTTGCTCTGGAACACCATACAATGATTTCTTTAATGACAAAACCCCAGCCAACGCCCTAGCCGAGCTTAATTTCTTACGCAAGGTATATATCTGGTGGATGGAAGAAGAGGAAAAGGACTCAAAGTGGGAAGCGCTAACGGGTTATGTGAAGGAAGAGAAAAGGGAAGAGTGGGTGGATGTTACGGGTGAGATTACATGGATTACAGAGAATTATAAAGGAGCTACGCTCCCCTACTTGCTCTATGGGACATATTTAAATGGAGATAAAATGGCATATGTAAATAAGGGGGGTTTTCAAATATGTTCTGGGCATGAGGATGGGTATAAAGTTGAACAACATGGTCAAACCTTTCGCATCCTCAAGAAAACATAATGTTTAGTTCGAAAGACACCCCCCACTTACCAGAGAAGTACAAGCGTGGGGGTAAGCTTTAGGATAAAGCCCCGGAGGACTTACAGGGCAAGATGTTCACCTTTTACTTACAAGGTGAGGATATAAAGTTCATCTGTGTCCTGAGTTGGATTCTGGGGTGGCAGGCGAGAGCAAGGAGGAAGGAATGAAATATTTAATAAAACCAACTCAACACGGGTGGTATATTTCAATAAACAGCACTTGGAATTACTGGTCTGTAAGGAGTGGGTGGTTTACTCTGCTTGAGTTGTTATGGTGTGGTGAGTTTTGGAATTATTATACTCCTCGATATTTCTCTATCACCATCCTTGGGTTTGAGTTAGAAGTGGGTAAATTTAAAAACAGGAGAAAAAATGCCACAAAATGAATCTATAGAAGTAACAAACCAACATGGAATCAAAATGAAGCTCGATGTTTCTTGGGAGGACAATGTGTGGGCTTGGGCTAAGACATTCAGGGTGATTCTCAAGTGGTTGGAGTTCCCTGAGGTGACAATTGATAGGATACTACCTAAAGATGTGGATTTGAGTGAACAAGAACAATAAGAAGTGGACTCACGTAAATGTAGAGTACGTCGATGAGAACGAATTTCCTAAAAATATCTACGAAGTTGAGAGTCCCCGTCAGTTAGAACGATGGTTAAAGGACGTGATTGTTGATGCATATGCTATTGACCTTAGTAGAGCTATCGGGCGTATCGTCCACATGGTGGAGAGGAACAAGGATGAGAGCCTCAGTGTGGCGAGAGAGGTTAGTGATTACATTATGACCACAGAGGGTGCTTGGTTCTCGGTAGATGATATCTATAAGAGTCTACATTTGTCTACAGATAATGAGGGCAGAAGAAAGCTACGAAAGAATATTTCTACTTGTCTAGTTAGAGAGAAGGACAAGGGCATTGTCTTTCCAAGTCCATATAAGGATGGCAAATACAGAAGGGTTATGGCTGACAGTGAAATTCTCGACTGGAAAAATGCCCCAATGAAATCGTTAGATATCAGTTGGCCTTTCGCGATAGAGGAATTAGTTGATATCTATCCCTCTAATGTGGTTGTGGTTGCGGGAAACAAAGACAGTGGCAAGAGCACACTAATGTTTAATATCATTCGCATGAACATGCACAAACACAAAATACATTATTTTTCATGTGAGATGGCAGAGCAGGAATTAAAGCTACGGTTAGAGAAGTTCGATGATGTGGAGGACTGGAACTTCACGCCTTACCTAAGAAGTGCTAACTATGGAGATGCGATAATAGGAAAAGAGGATGATTTCATAATATTTGATTGGATAGCAACCCCAGATAAAGCATGGAGGATTGGAGACACAATAAAGGCCATTCACGATAAATTACGTGGAGGCTTCTGTATTGTGGTCATTCAAAAAGAATCATACAAGGAACTTGGGCGTGGTGCTGGTTATACTATTGATTATGCAAGGCTGTATCTAACAATGCAGTGGGGAAAGATGAAAATAATCAGTGGGAAGAACTGGCATGGAACACGCAACCCCGTGGGGCTTGTGCATGAGTTTAAGATAGTTAACGGGGCAAAGATAATTCCTCAAGGTATATGGCATGATGACGATTCAGACCCATTTGAGAAAAAAGGAAGGTATTGATGAAGTTTTATCATCGAAAGTTTGAAACAAAACAAATAACGCTATATCCAATAGGAGACTGGCATTTTGGCAGTCGGCAATGTAACGAGGAGTTTATTAAGCAAATAATAAGAGAAATTGAAAGAGATAATGATGCTTACTGGGTTGGAATGGGTGACTTCATGGAGAATGCCGTGGTGGGTAGTAAGTCAGATGTATATACACAGGTGCTACCGCCGAAGGAACAGATGGAGTACATTGTAGAGGTTTTATCTCCAGTCAAGGAGAAGGGTCTGTTTATGATCGCAGGAAACCATGAGAGCAGGACACATAGAATGGTTGGGTTAACCCCCGAGCAATACATCGGCATTCAACTCGATGTTCCCTATGGTGGATACTCTTCCCTTGCTGTATTGCAGATGGAAAGCAAGACACCCAATTCATTTACCTGTTATTTTCATCACAACTACGGGGGCGGTTACACCCACGGAGGCAAAGTGAACCGTGCCGATGCCCTGCGTAAGATAGTACCGACTGCCGATGCCATCTTCAGTGGGCATTTCCACATTACAAGCAGGATACCCTTTACCTGGTACGATGCAGGCAAGACAAGGGTGCTTAAACATATCGGTTATAACTACATTACTGGCTCTGCCCTTGAGTGGGACGGTAGCTACGCAGAGGAGAAAGCGAAGCCCTCGGCTACCACAGAGCATATTAAGGTAACATTTAAGGGGTGTACGAGCGGGAAGAAAGATAACCGCAAACAGATTTATAAAATAATTATTCCAAGGAGTGAGTGATGACTAAAACAGAAGCCTTAGCTTGGTTACGCCGAGTATCACCTCCTGAATTTTTTAAAAATCTGGAGTACATGGCATTAGAGGACTTGATACACCTAATCTATGATAACGGGTTGGAGATTAGAGATAGGATTATTCATGTGGAGAAAGAAGCATGAACATCAAATCTCTCCCTCGAAGGCAAGCACGAGGCAACCAGAGCGGAGTGTGGACAAGGTGCTGGAGGAAGGACTGTCGGCGAAGGTTCAAGGCTGGTATGTGGCAAGACCCCAGATACTCTCTGTGTCCCAAGTGTAAGAGAGAGGCAGAACGGATAGGCGTGGGGCTAGGGTGGGTGGAGAAACAGACGAGTATACCGAGGAGGGTAGGGTGAATAGAAAAAGAGAGGTCATTGTGTTTGGGTATGGGGATTTAGGCATAGCTCATGGGGCAGAAAAAGGACAACTTAACAACGAGCTTATTATTTATAGACTTGAAAAACAAACACTGCCAATCGGAACAAAACTCGAAGGAGATGTAGGGAAAACTACAGATGAGTTGGACACAATCGCTAGGTGGAGATTTGAGAATCCCGATTCTGTTCAAGTGGTTATTGATGCTCTTGAAATAATCAAGGAGAGATTAGATGAGGTGGCGTAACTGGGAGGTAGTGCGGTGGCCCCTATCTCTCTCTTGGTGGTGTATCAACTGGGGCTGGTGGCCTAACGAGAGGAATGCGGAGTTTAGATTCTGGAACATACTTTTCTTGGAAGTGAGGAGATTCATAATCCCCAAAGAGAGAGTGTGTAAGAAGTGTGGACAGGAGTTGCCTTAGGAGGTGAGGATGAGTTTAATTAGGAGGAAAGTATATAAAATTAGGATTGATTATGTGTGTCCGAAATGTGAGAAGGGAAAAATGTTATACCAGTTGCAAAGTGTTGCAGACACGAGTTTTCTCCATAAGTGCGATATGTGTAAACATGAAATATACCTAAAAGCAGAGTATCCGCATTTTCAAGACGAAACAGAATTGTGGCGACCATAAATCAGTGTCGCATAATAGTAATTATGTCAACTAAGGAGGTGAAGATGAAGAAAAAAATACCAAAAGGAATGATTCGATGTGGGATTTGCAATAAAACTTTCCCATCGAAATCCCTAGAAGCTATCGAACATTTTAAATCTGAGGAGCATTTAGAGAAAACAAGAAGGATTAGAGAAACATACGAAAAAAGCCTTTATAACCTTACTAATTTTAAGGGTTTATAGTGTCGCATAAGGATTATGTCAACTTCGGGAGGTAAGAATGGGAAAATATTGCGAATGTGACAAGAGATACAAAGCTTTAAAGAATGGTTTTATTGCTTGGTATAACAAAAGTTATTACATTTGTAGATTTAGGACAGATATTAAAAAAGAAATACACATGCAAATATTTTATTGCCCATTTTGTAGTGAGGAACTTGAAAGGGAATAGTGTCGGATAAGGGATATTATGTCTACTAGGAGGTGAAAATGAGATGTAAAAATTGTGGAGAGAAATTAATTAAAAAATACAATATCGAATATCACAAGTTGGGTAAAGTTATTCAATTAAGCAAAGATGAATATTTCTGCCCAAAATGTCACGAAACCTACTTAGGAGGAGTGAATGAATAGACCACTTGACAAAATCCATGACCCCTTATCTTCGTGGGGGAAATTAATCATTCCTTGGCTTGGCAAAGACCAAGAAGGAAAACACAGGTGGCTTGCATGGTTTGATATAAGAGGAACTTCCCATAAAAAACGCCTCAAAGGAACTGACAAATATGGATTTCATAACTGTCGCCTATTCGGAGGCCGTGTCGCATAAGATTATGTCAACTAGGAGGGCTAAGTGAGAAAGAGTGAACTCTTGGCAATAAAAGTAAGGGAGTATGAGAGGGGCTTGGCTGATGCGTACAAGAAGTTCAGGATAACCAAGAGAGACATTCAGGGCTGGGCTAACGAGGCGTGGAGTAGGGTTCATAACAATCAAGACGCAAGCTACATAGAGGACACCATGAGGGATATGCTTACCGAGCTTGGCGTGGAGATTGTGGATGAATAAGTACTTTTTGAGTTTTGTGGAAGAATTCTGGCCGAAGCAAAAGGTGAAGATCGTGTGTCGCATGGAGGTGAGTCCCGAGCCAGCTAAAGATGCCTACGACAAAGAAGAAGTACATTTCCACACAGACAGGGTAGATGAGTATGAGAAGCTTAGGGAGAAGTGGGACTTCAAGACCGTAACCGAGGAGGAGTTAGGATATATCAAGAAGTACATAGAAGATAACTTTAATGAGGAGATAAGGGATGAAAAAAATGATTAACACGGTAGCCAAGGGGACAAGGAAAGAGAAGGCTTGTGCGGATGTACTCAAAGAAATGGGCTATACCCAAGACAAAATCAAAATAAAAGACAAGCCCATCTCCTTAATCTGGAAAGTCATTAGGACTAAGTATTGTTCATTAGACTTGTTTGGACTCTTTGATGTTTGCGCCCTAGCCCCAGATGGCTCTCACCTACTCTTTATCCAAACAAAGTCTAACCGATGTGATGCTAAAACCAGAGATGCTATCCAAGCACTAAAAATGCCCAAGGGCTGTAGGAAAGAAATATGGATTTGGAAGGACAGGAAATACTGGATTAAAGAGTATTACGATTACTACTAAGGAGATGAAAATGAAAATTGAATTTTTAAATTATTGGTGCAGTTGTTCCATGAAGGATGGTGGCTGTTTTCCACTCCATTTTCTCGATATCTACGCAGATATACACCCGTCTTTTAGTTTTTTTGGTATTACCATTCTTAATCTTGGGATATCCATAGACTTCTATAAGAAAAAAAAGTAGGGAAGCATATGTTATTATGAGGCTGAAAAATTTCCTGAGCTGTTTCTTTGAGAAGGAGGAGTGAGGTGAAAATTAAATTTAACGAGATGGAACCTCCCCTAACCCTGAAGACTAATAGCTTTTTAAGTCAATGGTGCTGTAAGTGTGGTGCGAGACATATCTGGTATTTCGATGTGGTAAGAGAGAAAAAGCCAGAGGATGATTTAGTTTTTATAGATATTTTTCGGGATTGGAAGGGAGAAGAGTTAAGGAGATTCTACGAGAAACACAAGGAGGAGACATGAAATTCACCAAAGAAGAAATAAGCCTGTGTAAGCAGATTTATAGAAAGCATGGAGAAATCTTAGATACGAAGTGGAAGCCCTCTAATTTAAGTTGGAAAGAACTTGCTAAGATGGTTAAGGATGCAGGAGAAATGCAATCTTGGACTATATCCGACTGCTTGGAGTTTTTGAAAATGAATTTCGAGGCTTTACATTGGCTTCATGGAAACAAAACATTTCAAGTAGAAATAAGTTCCTCAACTTTCTGCGTTACTCATTATAGAGGTAAAACCCCACTTGAAGCTTGCCTGAAAGCCGTATTAGCCGTACTTGAGGAGGAGAAGTAAGTGCCGATATTCATACTTCAATGCAAAAAATGCAACTACGAAACCGAGATCCTACTCCACACCGAGAGGGCGATAGTGAGCTTCAAGTGTAGTGAGTGTGGGGCTAAGGGCTTGTGGGAGAAATGCGTTACTGCTCCTGCACTCAAGCGGGATGGGACATACTCTTATTTAGAAAATTTAAAGAAATGAAACTACCAAGACCATCTGCATTAAAGCAAATAAGAAAGCAATGTCTTGACTGTTGTTGTGGTGGCGTCAAAACAATACAATTTTGTTGCAACCTAAACTGCCCCCTGTGGTTTTTGAGATTTGGAACCTTTCCTTCTACATATATTAGACGAAGAGGGAGAGAGTATACTGGGTTATTTAATAGAAATAATTTCAAGCCAGGTAAAAAGTATGACCCTGTTCAGGAAGTTGAAGATATTAGGTTGTGACCTATGAAAAAAAATGATTGAAGTGTGCTGGCTAGGGTATTTCGTTCCCACGGGGCAACGATTGTAATAAGGAACAAGGAATTGGGTTAATACAATGAATAAAATTAAATTACATAAGTCCGAAGGCTATTGTTTCGTGAACAAGAAAAAACAGGGACTCTTCATTACACACAAAAAGGGTGTATTCAAGAAGGATGACGAGACTGAGATTCCATACCACAAAGTGAGACTCACCCAAATATTTCAACATAAGGGGAAAGATAAGGGCATCTCCATGTCCCTACAGAGACCATATAGGTTCATCAGCTTCGAGCCCGATATGCTCAAAAATGTCGCTGAATTATTAGGCGAGATACACAAGGAGATCTTCGGAGAGCCACTCTACGGTGGTGAGATTAAAGAAGTGAAGCCCCAAGAGCCGAGGACAGAGCAGGATGAAGTTGAGGAACTTCTTGCGGAGCTTGAGGGGATGAGGGGGAGGAAGTGAAGATTATGTTAACTAGGGAGTATTAACATGAAAAGAGATACACAACATGAGTTAAGGATGGCAAGCTTATGTCTAGGAAAAAGAGAACAGGATGTTATTGAATGGATGAAAGACCCGATTCACAACCATAGTGGACTACCAATAAAATTAGAATCTATCAGGGAAGCGAGGAACTTGATTGATAAACTCATAGAAAAAAATCGGGGTAAATAGAGGAGATCATGTCTGCTAGGAGGTAAAGGTGAGAAAATTAAAAGTTTATGGTGGTAATGAATTTTACAGATTAGAAAGTGGCTTAAAACAACTGAGGACAATTATTGCTACCACAAGTCAAAAAGAAGTAGCAAGGATAATGAATATTTCTTTGTATGAAGTAAAAACGTACTGGGCAGAAACGGGGAATGACGGCGAACTATCTGTAGCCCTATTAAATCCTGGTGTTGCTTATGTGAGAATTAAGGGAGTTTATATGCGGGCTGATTGTGTTGCATAAGGAATGTTATATTAACCAATACTGCGGGCTTGATAAGTCAAGCTCCTAAAATAATAGGAGGAAAAAATGAACACTGAAGAAAGGCTAAGAGAGCTAAGAGATGATGTGTGGGCATTAATGGAATTTCTGGGTGTTAAAGTTGTTACTTACAAAGAGGGTAAAACTGGCAACCCTGATAGTCCATTTACTTTTGGAAGGGGAGTTGTGAGGATAGAAGATATAAATAAAAAGAAATAATCAATACCCCGTCGTCTGGTCTCTACTTGTCACACTCCACACATGACTCTCTTTTGCGAACTTAGAAACATCCACCATCTTGGTTCTCATCCAGTAGATACGATTAAGTTTCGCCAACATCTCAACCAAGTCTACTGTAAGCCCACGAGGATATTGTATCATCTCTGAAATTAAATCTGTCATAGTCTGATGTAGATGAATCTCGCCATTAGCTACGGGATTTATGAGTGCCTGGATATCGGTATTTTTAATGTCTTTTTGTGTATCATGAGGTAGCGGGGAGATATTCATCTGTGGACACTTCTTTTGTCTCTCTTCAAGTATATCCCCGAACATAGTAGACCCCACGCCCTTGTCATCTATTCTCCACGCTCTGGGTTTGTACTTTTTGTGTGTCTCATACAGCTTTTCTCGAAACACGCTCGGTTTTTTTAATCTCATCGCCCAGGCGAACACCACAAACTTCTGTATCATGTCTATGGGCTGCCCGCCGACAAGCAGTGCGTTCCTCGCCGCACCCTTCACGGACTTAGTCTCACCAAACCCAGCCACGTCAGCCATGCCGTACAGGGGGATCGCCGCCAATGGCACTTCTATCTTACACTTGTCACAAACAAAGTAAGTACCCTTCTCTCTCTCCTCTATTCTGTAGAAATGAATCCACTCTCTCTCAATCTTAGTAAGCCCTGTCGCTTTCTGTGGGTTACACTGGTGCTGAGACCAAAAGATTGATTGCTTCTCTGGGTTTGCCATCATTGTCTTGTAGTACTTAGTAGGGAACATTGGGAAATTTGATTCACCATCTCCGACAT